TCACCCCTCGTCCTCGATCTGCCGGGCCCGCGCCAGCCCTTCGGCGAACCCCCGCGCCCGCCCCTGCCTGATCCCCTCGCCCCACGCCTCCGCGATGGCCGGGACCGCCTTCTCCGTCACGAGCTGGTCGACCCACGCGCGGATGCGCTCGTCATCGACCGCGGTGTCGGCCAGCGTCTGCCGACCCGCGCCGGCCGTCAGGCGGGGGACGTCCTCCGCCAGGAGATCCAGGTCCAGGACGCACATCGCCCTCACGTTCTCCACCCGTTCGCGGTGGCGCTCATCCAGCCGCCGCAGATCCCGGCGCACCCGGGCCTGACCGACCCCCGCCGCGGTCACACCCAAGACCACCAGACCCGCCACGCCGATCGTTCGCGCCGTACTGCCTGTGACGCGACCTAGCTTCCCCACGGTCTTCCTCCCCTTCACCCATCAGTAGCTGCGCTGCTGCGATGGAGTCCTGATCAGACTCCAACGCCATGATCATGTCTAGTCACTGGCCGTGAAATAGCCAGGCGGTCAGGGGGCACACATGTACGAACGGGCTACTAGATCAACGGGCTCGCACAGCACAAGCGGGCGATCACCCGACGTCCGACACTCCATGCCGCCACCGGTCCTGCCCGAACGGACGACGCCGCCCGCTACTCGTACCAGCTGACCGCCCGGGGCTGGAGCAGCCCCGGCGGGTCCACCCCCACCACCTCCACGCGCGGCACCCGGTGTGGAGGGAGGTGCCCCCAGCTCTCCATCACCACCAGGTCGATGCTCCGGTCGGCCATCAGCCGGACGACGCCCGGCCAGCGGCTCGCGTCGGGTGTCTCGGCCACCACGTCCCGAACGTGGTAGCCGGCCTCCTGACACCACCTCACGCCTCTGCGTGCCCACTGCGCACCAGCCGAGGTGGGCCCGTAGACCACCGCACGGAGACCCGGCCGTCGTGCTGGCCGCCCCCGGCCGATGATCTCGACGCGGGCGAGTCGGTCCTGTGGCAGATCGGCCAGTGTGGCCACCACGACGACGTCGACCTCTCGGTCGGCCATCATCCGGAGGACGTCACCCCACCGGCTCGCGGTGGCGACCTCGTCCACGACGGACAGCAACTGGTAGCCCCGCTTCGTGCACCAAGCGGCGCAGACCGGATGCCAGCGGCCGATGTCCCGGGCGGGCCCGTAGACTGCGGCGCGCATCATGCCGGAGGTGTGCCGGCCCCGAGGGGCACGTAGCGCGCTGCGGAGGGCTCCCACCTGGACGTTCGCGTGATGAATCGCATTCACGGAGTTTCATCGATCATGGACGCATCGACATGCACCGTCGCCCAGTTTTGCAGATGGCGCTACTCCCGAAACATCGCCGTAACTGATCCAGGCAGGGTTTCGTTCTTTAGTCGGATCACTGTGCCCTGAGAAGCCCGCCGCAGGTCGCCCTGCTGAGAGCTGACGACCTACTCGGTCGGGCGGTCCGCAGGCACCCGCACCACGGTCCGGTCGGCGGGGTACAGGTCCTGGAGGCCGTCCGGGGAGGTCACGATCAGCAGCGGCCAGCCCTCCGCGGGGGCGTACGTCTCCCGCTCCTGCGGCGTTGGCGGCCTGGACGTCACTGTGGAACCCGGCTCGGCCACGATCACCTCAGGTTCGACGGGCTCTCGCACGACCACACCGTAGCCCCGCACGACGGTGGCGATGCCCTCCTGCCGGAGCTGGATCAGGGCGGCGCGGGCCGTCTTGCCGGCGACCCCGTAGGTCTGCGCGAGCGTCAGCTCGGACGGCAGGCGCTGACCGGGCCTGATCTGCCCAGACGTGATCTGCTCGCGGAGGATGTCGGCGAGCTCGTGGTAGCCCACCGGCGGCTGCCCCGGGAAGATCACCACCGCAGGCTATGGCTGCCCTCGGATTGGGCTAGCTCGGTAGATAGCTAGCGCAATTTCGACGTGGACCACGCCTTACAGGGGTCGCCGTCCGTTCACAGTGTGGAACGGGGGAGTACCGTCCGAAGTGGCGGCCCGCCGGAGTAGAGGCCGGCGGCTCGCCGCCCAGTCCTCTACCTGGGAGACACCATGGAGTCGAGCAGTATCGGAGACAACCTCGCCCAGATCCGCCGGGAGTCCCGGCTCACGCAGGAGCAGCTCGCCGAGCGCTCTGGCGTCAGCATTGAGGTCATCAGCAAGCTGGAGCAGGGCCGCCGCCAGGGCGCCCGGATCCCGACCCTGAACAAGCTGGCCCGCGCCCTCAGGGTGCCGACCAGCGCCCTGTTCGGCGACGGCGCCCGGGCAGCCGCCGACCGTGACCCCGACGCCAACCCCATCAGCCTGGTCGGCGTGCGACAGGTCCTCGCCCCCGCCGTCGGTCTCGGCGGGCCAACCGCCAACCAGGCCGACCCGCCGCCGACCCTCGCCACCGCCCGCCAAGCCGTCGCCGACGCCAGCCGCAGCTACTACGCCGACGACTACGCCACTACCCTCGGCGCGCTTCCCCGGCTGCTGTTCACCGCCCGCGACCTGGTCGCCGCAACCGACGGGGACGACCAGCTCACCGCCCACGGCATCGCCGCCGAAGCTCACCAGGTGGCTGCCCAACTCCTGCTCCAGCTTCGCCAGGTCGACCTGGCGCACACCGCCGCCACCACGGCGGTCGACCACGCCCGCCGCTCCGGCGTCCAGACCATCGGCGCGTCGGTGATCTGCACCCTCGTGTGGGTGCTCATGCGCGAAGGTCGCTTCGACGAGGCCGAACGCCTCGCCGTCGACACTGCCGACCAGGTCGAGCCGCGGCTGTCCACGGCCACCGTGGCGGAGCTGTCCGCGTGGGGGTGGCTGCTGCTGCGCGGCGCGGCAGCGGCAGCCCGCGACGCACGCGACGACACCGCCCAGGAGCTGTTGTCTCTGGCGACCGCCGGTGCCAGCCGCCTCGACGGCCGGCCGGTTCCCCCGGGCGAGTTCGGGGCCGGCGAGGTGCGGGTCATGCAGGTCGAGACGGCCGTGATCGCTGGGCAGCCTGACCGGGCGCTGGAGCTCAGCGAGGGGATGCCCACCCCGGCCGGCGGGGTGGCCTCCTGGTCGTGGCAGCGTCACCGCCTGGACGTCGCTCACGTCCGCGCTCAGCTCGGTCAGTACGCCGACGCCACGGCGGTGCTGCGGGACCTGGCCGACCGGTCGCCGGCGTGGCTGCGGCAGCAGCGGTACGCGCGGGACATCGTGGACGGCATCGCCGCTGGCCGGCGACGGGCGATGACGGATGAGCTGGCCGAGCTGGCTGAGCTGGTGGGCTGCACCTCCCGGTAGTGCATTCTGCACGGGTTGTGGACGCCGGTCGGGTCGGTCGTGCGTTCTGGCCCTGTGCCGTTCACCCTGGTCACGCCACCCTGTGATGGTGCGGTGACTCGCTGCCGGTTACCCGGCAACCCGGGCGAGTCGCCGCACCCCAGGGCGGCGGTGACGGTCCTTCCACGAGCTCCCGCCGCCCTCCCATCACTCCGGCGGGGCTGCGACGAGAGTGCGCCGCCCCCGGCATCAGGGGGCAGGCATGATCAGACGACGCACCCGGCGCGACTCCGAGCCGCCGGTGTCCGGGGCCGCGATCCAGGCCGCCGAGCACGAGGCCGCGAAGCAGCGGATCCTCGACCAGGCCGAGGCCGAGCGGACCCCGGTCGACGACATCACGCAGGCCGTCAGGGTCGGGCGGAGGTCGGCCCGGTGAGCGTCGACGAGGCGGTCGACCCGTTCTCCGTGGCCATCGTCGCCCGGCGGGTGCTGTCCGCACACGAGGCGGGCCGGCCCTGCTGGCGTTGCACGGGAGACACCATCGCCGGCTGCCCGGAGGCGCGGTGGTTCCAGGACCAGGTGGCAGCACGGTGAACGAAGTCCCGATAGGCCGCCGGGTCGCGTACTGGCGCAACCAGCGCGGGATGTCGCAGCAGGTGTTCGCCGACCGGCTCGGCAAGTCGAAGAGCTGGGTGGACAAGGTCGAACGCGGCGTCCGGTCCCTCGACAAGGTGTCGGTGCTCCGCGACGTCGCCGAGCTGCTCAACGTCGACCCCGACGTGCTGCTCGCCGACACCGGCCAGCCCGATCCGGAGCAGCGCGCCGCGGACCGCGTCGACGCCGTCCGCAGCGCGCTGACCCGGCACCCCGGCCTGGCACCCCCGGCCGGACCGGCACCCGACCCGGACCGGCACCGGGCCCGGATCGCGCACGCCGACGCGGTGTACGGGCACGGCCGGTACCCGGCGCTGCTCGGGCTCCTGCCCAGCCTGCTCGACGACAGCCACCGGGTACCGGCCGATCAGCGGGTCCAGGTGTACCGGCTCACCGCGCTGACCCTGGTGAAGCTCGACGTCGTCGACCTCGCGTGGCTGGCCGCCGACCGGGGCCTCGCCGTGGCCACCGGCGCGGACGATCCGGTCGTGGCGGCCGGTGCCGCAGCGCCGCTCGGGCAGGTGCTGCGCGCCGCCGGCCGGCACCGCCACGCCTTCGAGACGGCGATCGTCAGCGCGCACCAGGTCGTGCCGCTGGACGACGAGGGGACGGCCGCCGAGCGGGCCGCGTGCGCGGCGCTGCTGCTCCAGGCCGCGCTGGCCGCCGCCGAGCAGCACGACCCGCCGACGGTGGCCGAGCTGCTGGACGACGCGCACGGGATGACCGAGCCGGCCGGGCCGGAGCGGGCGGCCGTCGACGCGGCGCGGGTCGCCGCAGCGGCAGCCCTGGGCGACGGGCGGCACGCCGTCGCCCAGCACGAGGCGCTGACGGCCGGCCCGGGGTGGGGGCTGCTGCCGCTGGAGCACCGGGCCGCGCACCTGGTCGACGTTGCGCCGGCGTACGTGCTGGCGGGTGACCTGATCGGCGCCGGGCGGGTGCTGCTGGCGGCGGACCGGCTCGCGCCGGCGGAAGTCCGGGTGCGGCCTGCCGGGCGTGCGGCGCTGGCCGGGGTGCTCGGCGGCACGCGGCACCCGGACCCGGCGCTGCTGGCGGTGGCGGAGGCCGCCGGCGTGGACGCGGCCCGGTGAGCGCCCTGGTCGTGCCGGCCGGCACGCGCCTGTCCCTCGCCGCCGGCGAGTGGGCGAGCCACCTGGGTCTGCCCGGCGCGGCGCCGCTGGAGGTGCGGACCGTCGCTGCGCCGGCCGGCGGGGTCGACGCCGCGCCGGTCGGCATGGTGTGGGTGCGTGGCCACCTGCCGGAGTGTCAGCGGGACGGGTGCGCCCGGTCGTGGTGCGTGCGGGTCGCCGTGCTCCTGGACGTGCTCTACGACGCGGTCGCCGGTAGCACGCCGGGCCCGTGATCAGGCGGTTATCCACAGACCGAGCGCTGTCCACAGGCCGGGCCTGGTGCGGGTTGCCGGGCCCGGCCGCCCTGGTGGAGGGTGAGCGGGTCGGCGTGGCCACTCTCCAGCCGCCGGCCGCGCCCGGGTGGTGGTGGGGCGGCTCTGGTCAGGAGGCCACCGACGGTCCGGGCCCGGACGCCACCCACGCCGAACCGGCCGCTTCCCGCAGCCGGTCGACCGCGACCTGCTGATAGTGCTCCGACAGCTCGACGCCCACGAACCGGCGGCCCGTCGACAGCGCCGCGACCCCGGTCGAGCCAGAACCGGCGAACGGGTCGAGCACCATGCCGCCCGGCACACACACCTGCGCCAGCTCGGCCAGCAGGCTGACTGGCTTCTCCGTGATGTGCCGGCGGGCGGCACCTCGGGGCTGGCTAGCGCTGTACAGGCCGGGCAGGTACACCGGGTTCCGGGTCGCGTCGATCGGCCCGTTCGATCCCCACAGCAGGTACTCGCACTCCGCCTTGAAACCACCGGCCCGGGGCCGGCTGATCGGCTTGTGCCAGGGGACAATGCCCCGCCACAGCCACCCACCGGCCTGGAGCGCGTCGGACGTGGCGGGAAGTTGCCGCCAGTCGCTGAACACCAGCAGGCTCGCGCCCGGCCGGGACGCCCGGAGGCAGTGCGCGAGGACCAGGGCGAGCCAGGCCGTGTAGGCGCGCTGGTCGCGGTTGTCGCCCACGAAGTCGGCGAGCTGGTGCTGAGCGTCGCCGGACACGTACTTGTCCCGGGCGGAGACCTTCGTCCGGTCGGACTGGGTCCGGCCGCCGGAGTTGTACGGGGGGTCGGTGAGGACCAGGTCGACGCTGCCGGCCGGAAGCGTGGGCAGGACAACCAGGGCGTCGCCGCCGTGCAGGGTGGCCCGGTCGTCGTCGAGCAGGATGGCCACGGTTCGCTCCCCGTTGATCGTCGGCAGGCTGATGCGAGGGTATGAGCTGGGAATCCTCGGTTCCGTGCGCTAGCCGGCTATCTCGCGCCGCGCACCAGCGAGGAATCGCCACCCCCCGTGTTGATTCCATCCGCCATGTCATGTAGCGTTTCGGTGTCGGCAGGAAGGACCGAGATGACCACCCCCGATCGCATGAGCCTGACGGACCTGGGTGCACGGCTCACCGCCGTCACCCGCCTCCCCGACACCACCACCCCTGCCAACCGGGCCCGCATCATGCTCCAACTCCAGGCCGAGATCACCGAAGCGCTCAGCGCCGCGATCGACGAGGCGGTCGTCGCCTCCGTCACCGAGATCGGCCGCGAGCAGACCGCCGAGCTGATCGGCCGGAGCCCCGGCGAGGTGGGGCGCCGGACCACTGCCCACAACCGGCGGATCGGCCGCCCGGGTCGGCCGGGCCGCCGCCCTCGTCAACCCAGCTAACTACCAGTTGCTCCTAACTTAGGAGCAACGCCCGACAACTAAGTCGGGCCCGGACGCGGTGATCGCAACACCGGCCGGGCCCTTGATCAGGAAGCGAGTCCTGACCCATGGCCATTCTGGCTGACGCGCGCCCCTGCGCGCACACCGCCCCGCCCCGCCGCCTGGTGGCCGGCTACGTCGGCCCCGCCGCCGGCCTCCGTACCGCCCTCCTGACCGGCGCCGCCCTGGCCCGCCCGGTCGCCACCGGGGGCGCCCGATGAGCCGACACGTCAAGGCCGCGCTCAAGGCCACCAAGGGCCTCGGCAAGAACGAGCGCCTGGTCGCCGTCGCCATCGCCGCGCACATGAACACCGCCGGCGACGCCTGGCCCTCGGTGGCCACCATCGCCGACCACGCGGACTGCTCCGAGCGGACCGTCCAGCGGGCGATCGCCAAGCTGATCAGCCTCGGCCGGATCGCCTGGCGCAAGGTGGCCGACATCCCCACCCGCGTCTACCGCTTCGTCGCCGCCGCCGTCCAGGGGGTGCCATCCACCGGGCCGGCGGGGGTGTCAAACAGCGGCGCGGAGGTGCCAGATCCGGCCGGCGGGGGTGCCACCCTGGCTGTCACCCGAAGTAGTGAAGGGGTGAAGGAGAAGAAGCCGCGCGGCGCGCGGGACTGGCGTCAGTGGATCCCGAAAACCAAGGCAACCCCCACTCCGGAGCGGCGGGGCGTCCCCTCGCCCCCGCAGCAGGGCACCGTGCGGTGGTGTCCTCAGCACCAGGGGTCCTTGGCGCACAACTGCGGACCGTGCCGCAGCGAGGCCCTGGCGGGTGCGCGGTGAAGCTGCTCAGCCGCACACCGAAGCTCAGCCCCGCCGACCTCGCCGAGCTGCGCAAGATCGAGCTGGCCACCCAGATTGAGCACGCCCGCCAGGTCGACCAGCTCAACCGCGAGCAGGCCGCCGCCGACCGCGAAGAGCAGCGCCGGACCGCCCGGCAGCAGGAACGCGAGGAGCGGCGCCGCCGCAAGCAGCGCGCCAAGGCGAGGGCCCGCCGCCTCCGCCAGCTCCGCCGGTACGCCGTGGCTGCCCGCACCGTCGGCCCGCTCCTGGTCGTCAACGCCGCGACGATCGGTGGCCAGGTCGCGTACGCCTACGACCAGACCCCCGCCGGCTGGAACCCGGCCGTCAAGGCCCTGGTCGCCGCCGGGGTGGCCGTCGCCGCCGAGAGCGTCGCGTTGTACGTCGGCTGGCACGCGCACGATGCCCTGCTCCAGGGGGCACGCACCACGGCGGCCCGGCTGCGCCGGGCCTCGTACGGCATCGCCCTGGTCATGGCCCTGGTGAACTACAGCCACTTCGCCGGCGACGGCGGCCTGCTCGACCCCACCGCGCTGGCCGTCATCCTCGGCGTGCTGAGCAGCCTCAGCCCCTGGCTGTGGGGCCTGCACACCCGGCGGATGCAGCAGGTGCGGCTCCTGGCCGAGGACCTCGTCGACCAGACCGGCGCGACCTTCGACCCGGCCCGTCGACGCGCGTTCCCGATTCGCACGCTCATGGCGCGGCGCTGGTCGATCGACCACAACGTCCGCGACCCGCGCGCCGCGTGGGACGGGTACCGGGCCGACCGGGACGCACGCCGCGCCGCTGCGCCGGCCGGCCGGATCCGCGCCGCGTGGCGGGTGCTCACCGGCAAGCCGGCCCCGGCTCAGCCCACCCCGGCTGAGCCGACCGAGCCTGAGCCGGCACAGCCCGCGCCCGCCAGTCTCGACGACCCGGAGATCCGGTTCGCAGCGCTGGCTCGGGCTCAGATGGCCGCCGCCACCGAGCGGCTCCGGCCCGGCGCGGCCCGGGTCATGGCCGCCGACCGTGACCCGGGCCGGCTCGCCGACCTCATGGCCGGCGGGATCTGGGCCGTGGTCGACGCGACCCACGAGCCGGCCCACGTGCGCAGGCCAGCACCGCCCATGGCCGCGCCCCCTGCGCCGGCAACGCCGACCCAGCCCCCGGCCCCTGCGCCGGAGCACCAGCCGGACCAGCCGGCCCTGTTCGAGCCGACCCAGACCAGCGCCGCCGGACGCCCCGGGCGCGGAGGGCTGCGCCGCCCGCTCGACGACGCTCGGCTCAGCGCCGAGTACGACCGGCTCAGCGCGGCGCTGCGCCGGGAGCCGACCGGCAAGGAGTTGGCGGCTGCGGCCGGGTGCAGCAAGTCGGGGGCGAACCGGTGGATGCAGCTACGCCGGGCGAAGGCTGCGGCGTAGCCCTTGTGCGCCGGCTCGGCCCATCCAACGGGACGGGCCGGCGCAGCCAGATCGATTCCCGGTGGGCACCCGTGCCGAACACCTCTACCCTCTGTGGAGTGCGAGCCCCCATTCCCACTGGCGAGTCGATGGATCTCGGCGACCTGCCCAAGTACTGGCAGTTGATCGATGAAGCGTTCCGATCGGTCGAAGCTCTGCCCTCCCTGGATGGGCACAACCTCCTCACTGCACGGCGGTTCGACGAAGCGCAGGTAGCCGGGCCGCGCACCTACATGGGCGCGCAGAGATACCTCGGCGTCGCCAGGGACAACCACGAAGCGCTACTCGCGCTGCTACAGCACCGGGGTGCCACGGCCTGGGCGCCGTGGAGTCTGCTTCGACCCATCTTCGAGACGGCCTTCCTCGCTGCATGGATCCTCGACCCCGAAGACGGACTTGAGCGCCGGGTGCGTGGACTACGGTGCGAGGTCAATGACTACATCCAGCGAGGCAGACACCGCGCTGTCTTCAAGGTGTTCCCGGAAGCCGCGAGGGCAATCGAGGAAGCCGAACAGCGAGACGCCACGCACGGCGCGTTGAAGATCTATCGCGACGAGGCCGCCGCACTCGGGCGAGACTTCGAACGGATCAGCCAGCCGGTCAACGTCGTGGATGAAGTACGCAAGCTGACCTTCGCCAAGACGCAGCCCGAGTTCCCTCCTCTCCTCGAAGCGACCTGGCGGCAGCTCTCCGGCTTCGAGCACGGCTTCGCATGGGCGTTGATGAGTGGTAGCGAGCGCCGGATCGAGGCCGAGATCCCTGGAGGGGCCCAGGTGCTCTTCACCCTCAGCGATGAGCAGTTCGTCACCACCGCGAAGGTGACCGGCTCCCTCCTCATTACGGCCTTGCAGCTTCTCAAGCGCCGCCACCTGGAGCCAGCTCGCTAGCGACTGCGGCGGCCTGGACAGCACGATGCGGCCCCGCCGCTTCCTGGGGAGCGGGGGGCCGCGTCTGCCCGTGCGGCCTGGCCTACTCGTCGTCGGCAGGGCCCGGTTCCACCCTCAGGATTCCGCCGGTGTCGCCGATCGCGTACCGGCCGGGGCTGAGGACCTGGCCGCCGACGGAGATCGAGTGGCCGTCGAACACGAGGTCGCCCGGCGGCAGGGGGATCGGCTCGGTGGCGGGCTCGGCGGGGCTGGCCACATGGTCGTCGGCGTCGGCCTTGCGCCACCCGTGGCCGGGCCGGCCGGCCTGCCATGCGTCGATCGTGGACGGCCGCCAGGCGGGTGACCGGCCGATCATCCGGTCAGGCTCGGGCAGGTCACCGCGACTGCGCATCCGGTGGATGCTGGTGGTCTTGATGCCGAGGCGGGCTGCGAGGGCGGCGCTGTCGAGGTAGTCGGTCACGCCACTCAACTTACGTTGTCCATGTGAGCTTGACAAGCTCAGTGGATGCTCGTAACGTTGTCCATGTCAGCAGGACAACGCAAAGGGGATAGACGTGATCGAGGCCATCGCCACCGCCGTCCGCAAGATCGCCACCCTGGACGCCGACCTCGCCCAGCGGATCGCCGCCGGCCGCCCCACCCACCTGGCCGAGGCCCGCCTCGACGCCGAGCAGGGCACCCTTCACTACCTTCTCGACCTGGCCGCCGACGTCCTCACCCCGCACGAAATCGCCGCCGCCCTGGCGGGCTGAGCCCCACGGGGCCGGGGCGACCCGGCCCCCACCGGAGGCAGGCGGCCAGAGTCAGTCGACTACCCGACGAACCGGCCCCGCCGGCCGCCACGGCCACTACCCTCCCGGCGGTGCAGACCCTCACCCTCAAGGCCGGCGAACTCGGCCGCTCCTGGCACGCCGCGCACATCCTCCTGTCGATCCTCACCCTCGGCTGGTGGCTGCCCATCTACGGCATCCACGCCGCCATCTCCGCCATCACCCGACCGACGGTCGCCGTCGAGATACCCGAGGGGCACCGCGTCGAGTACCGCACCGGGTGGCCGAACGTGCTCGGGCCGGACGAGTACCTGGAGCCGCGCACGGCCTGGGAGAAGGTGCTGCGCGTCGCCGGGTACGTGTCGCCGGTCCTGATCGTGGCCGCTGTGGTGGCGGGGAACTCGCGAGTCGGTTCCTGGTAGGCCGGAAAGAAAGCGGCCCCCGCCCGGCTCGGGGACTGAGCGGGGGCGCTCCTGCCCGGGTCACGGGCCACCCGCAACAGGGCCGCACCCGAGCGCGGACCACGTCAGGGCGGCCCGATCGGAGGAGGGCCGGGATCGAACGCGGTCACATCCTTGGTACTCCTCACCTGGGCTCGACACATCCGCCGTAGAGCCGATGCCGCCTCGGACAGCACGATGCCCCCCACCAGCCAAGCCGGTGGGGGGCATCGTGCTGGCGAAGCCCCGCAGAACGCCAGTACCTGCGGGGCTTCACACCAAATCTACGCCTCAGGCTGGGCCTTCGCCGGCCGCCCCGGGGTCCGCGGCCGGTGCTCGGCGTACTCCTCGATCTGGTCTCGCCGGTAGATCCGGCCGCCGGCGATCGTCGCGACCGGCTGCGGGAAGTCCGGCCGTTGCTCCAGTTGCCGGACCCTGGCCGTGGAGACCCCGAGCGTGTCGGCGACCTCGGCCGAGCCGAGCAGCTCCCAGGCCCGTGCCCGCGCGGCCAACGTCTCGATGACCATCCGGTCCGGGCCGAACAGCACTCCGTCGCCGACAAGCTTCGCCACGCCAGGCAGCTTGGACGCCCAGTCCTTGGCCTCCTGGAGCGCGTCGTCGTACTCCACCGCGTCCAGCCGGTGGCTGAGGCTCAGCACCTTGCTCTTGTCGTTGTAGTGCGCGATGAACGCGCCCTCGGCTGCCTCGTTGAGGTGCTCCATGTCGTTCAGATTGCCGACGAACTCAAGTCCGACGTACCAACCACTCACGGTGTTTCCCCTTCTGTTGGGGGAGGTGAGGTGAGGTTTCGGAGGTGGCCGGGGCCGGCTGGGTGCCGGCCCCGGCGCCTCGGCTAGTCCCGGAAGGACCAGTCGAGGCCGGCGCTGATCAACACCCGCAGGACCTCCAGCACGTCACCGGCGTCCTTAGGGGCCACGAGCCAGTTGTCGTTGCCCTTGCGGAAGTGCCACATGCTGCTGCGGGTCTGCTTGACGAGGAAGCCCTGGCGTTCGGCTTCCTCGGCGATCAGCTGCATCGCCTCTCCGATTTCCATCTCTCACCTCCCTTCGGTGTGCCTCAAGCATAGCACAAACCCTTACGGGTGCGAAAGTATTGTTGTGGTCTTGGGAGGTGCCTCCTCAGGGCACCCAGACACGAAGAAGCGCCCCGCCGGCACGAGGCCAGCGGGGCGCTGAAGTTGGTCGGTCCCGTCCGGCCCGGAACCGGCGGCACCGCGCGGGAGAGCCTACCGGGCCGGTCTCACACCCACCCGCCGGTGATGAAGTGGGCGCTCAGCCAGGCCATGAACGCGATCAGCAGGAACCGGCGGAGCTGGGTCCAGCCCGACCGGGGCCGCTCCGGCTCACCCGGCCGCCGCCGCTGGGTACCGAACCACGCCCAGACGTGCTCCGACAACGTGTCGCCCGGCCGGGAGTTGAACAGCGCCATCCCCTCGACGACGGCGAACCAGGCGAACCAGGCCAGCCACGCCCACGTCCAGGCGCTCACCGCAGGGGGGTAACCGGCGCCGGCGTGGTCTGCTCGGCGGGCCGGTCGTTGACCAGCGACGGCGAGCCGGACGGGCCGGACGCCTTGCCGGCGACCACGGACGCGGCGACCGACGTGAGGGCCACGCCGGCGGCGACCGTCAGGGCGTCGCGCCACCCCAGGGGGCGGACGTCGACGCCGATCGCGTCCCCGACCCCCGGCACGCCGAGGGCGGCGACGAACGTCCAGGTCGCGGCGCGGCCGGCGCGCTCGACGGCGCCGGCCCAGAACTGGCGGGTGGCGAGGTACGTCTTCACACGATGCTCCTAAGGTCAGGCTGTGACGAGGATGAAGCGGGGCCGGGGCGGGTGGGAGGAGGTCCCTGAGGTGTGCCCGGCTGGTCACCGTGATGAGCGCGGCCGGCCGGAGGCGACCCCGGGGTGGGGTGCCTGCCCGGTACCGGGCTGCCGGGCCATGGGCCGGCAGTGGCGGTGCCAGCGCTACGGCTGCGGGCAGGTCACCCAGGCCCGCCACCCGTGCGGACCGGGCAGCGCGTAGCGGCTACCGACGGCCGGCCGGCTCCTGGTCGTGAGGGTGCTGGGCTCGGTGCAGCAGCACGGACCGCCAGATGACCTGGCCGACCAGCCAGCCGAACGTCATCAGCGTCACCTGGTCCCGGCCCGGGTAGTCCGGCCACAGCCGGGCCGCCACGATGAGGCCCATCAGGATTCCCAGGCAGGCGGTGAACTGCATCAGGTGCCGGCCGGCGGCCGACCGCCGCCAGTCCCCGCCGGTGGTCACCTGGTAGGTGAGTACGAAGTAGGCGCAGGCCAGCGCGCCGATGGCGGCCAGGACCGTGCCAGCGTCTCTGATCATCGATTCGACCCCCGTAGTGCCTTGCTGATGGTTGGGCCGAAGTGGTTCCGCCGGCGCAGCGCGTCGACGCGCTCGGCGACCTGGTCGACGCGCTCGTCGTCCGCCTCGGCGGCGGCGAGGTCGGCGCGGGCCTGCTCCAGGCGGCGGCGCGCGGCGATGGTCTCTGGCGACGGTCCCCGGCGTCGGCTACTCCACCACCGCATCATCGGCGCCCGCCTCCCTCGCCAGGGATTCGAGCACCTGCACCGACATGTCGCCCTGGCCGAGCAGCCGGCTCACCTGCTCTCCCCGTACCCGCAGCTCGGCATCCCGAGTCGCCAGGGTGGCCTCCAGGCTGCTGATCCGCTCCTTGAGATCTCCGACGCGGTCCTCGTGCGCGCTGCGCGGGAGGAGCCGGCCGAGCAGGATCAGCACGACGACCAGACAGAGCAGGCCGGCAGGGCCGGCTTTGGCTGCCAGGTCAGCGATGGCCGCATCGAGCACCGGCCTACGCCTGGATGCGGCGGGACAGCTCGTCGACGACCCGCCCGGCCAGGTCGACCGGGATCGCTGCGGCGATAGCCTCCGGGGACAGGCCGGCGAGCACGCCGGCAACGATCTGCTCGGCGCTGCGGCCCGACTCCTGCGCCAGCTCGACCCGCAGCGCGGCCAGCGCCGCCAGCACCGCGCGGGTGCCCTCCACCCCGGTCTGGATGCCGTACCCGAGCCGCCACAGCGGGTTCTTCTCGTAGTCGGCGTTGGCGTGCGGCGGCCGGGCCGCCGGTACGAAGTCGCCCTCGATGACCGCCTTCGGCATGCCTCGCAGCAACGCCAGGGCCTCGTCGAGCTTCTTTTCCTGCGCGCTGTTCATGACGTTCTCCCCGCTGTTCGGGGCCTTGAGCAGGCCAATCGTGGTCAGGTAGCGGCGGAACAGGGGTGTCTGGTCCCGGCCCGCCTTCGTGGCGTCGCGAAAGAAACTGAAATGGGTGTGCCAGCGGTGGGAGCTGTCTCCGGTGCTGCGTCGGCCGAGCCGGTCCCAGCGCCTGACCGTCTTCCCGTCAGGGGAGTAGATGATCTCCCGGATGTCCCGGGTGTCGGCCGTGCCGGCGGCGCACTGGGAGATGCACCAGACGGAGAAGCTCCGCAGGTCGTGGGTACGGCCGCCGGAGCGCACCGAGAACCAGCCGACGTCGAGGGCGGACGCGGCGGTGGTGAGGCCATTCCGGTCGCGGGTCGACTCGACCACCGAGTAGTCCCGGATCTCGGAGCCCACCCGGCGGACCCGGTCCGCCCCGCAGTGGTAGCCGCCGTCGTGGGCGCTGTCACCGACGATGCCCACCTCGGCCGGCTCCAGGTCGTCGTCGCGGACCCGGGTGGGCTCGGTGTTGAGGTGCTCCAAGAGCAGGCTGCGGACGGCCAGCAGGTTGGCCGGTGCCCGGGTCACCGGGTCACCGCCGGCAGGAAGATCAGTCGATCCACGTCGTACCTCCGGTCAGGAATCGGATAGAGGCAGGTCGGGGGCCACCCCGGCGGGTATTGACGCCCTACAGTCGGTGGCGAATCCATTCAGGAGGCTGAGATGAACCGCCGCACCATCGGGATCAGCGCGGCCGGCATCGCCCTGGCCGCCGTCGTCGGCGGCGTCGCCGGCGCGCAGCTCGCCGGCCGGGACGAGCCGGAGCAGCGGATCGTGCGTACCGTGTCGGACGAGAGCAGCGCGACGCCCAGCGTCGAGCCGACCCCAACCGAGCCGGCCGCTACCGACACGACGACCGCGCCGGCGACGAAGCCCCGGAGGCAGACCGTGACCGATCCCGAGCCCACCGACCCGGCGGAGACGCCGGCGAACCCGCCGGAGACCGAGGACCCGGGCCCGCCGCCGGCCGAGACCCCGGGCACGGTCGACGGCCCGAAGCCGTCGCGGGTGCCGCCGCCCACGCCGGGCCGGCCGTTGCCGGAGCCGCCGACGATCAACCCGTCCTGGGACCAGGACCGGGAGCAGTAGCTACGCCTGGGCCCAGCTCGACTCCAGGCCGAGGACGGACAACACCCGCACCCCGAGGGTGCCGGTCCCGGCGGTCCGGCGGGCCTGGATCTGGATGTTGCGCAGCGTCCCGTACTCGCCGCTGCTCGGCAACGCGAACGGGCCGATGGTGAAGAACGTGTACGCCGCCGTCGGGATCGTGGTGACCGGGCCGACCGGGCCGGGGTGGTCCAGCCACACACGGACCTCCCCGGCCGTCCCCGCCCCCGCCAACGCCAGCCCGTAGACCACCAGGCACGGGTGCTGCAAGCTCGCCATCCCCTCCGCGAGGGACTCGAACGTCGACGAGGTCGTCGTCGCCGTCGGCGGCGTGACCTCCCCGACCTGGATCGGGATGTACGGCCGGGCCAACCCTCTGCCGGAGGAGGCGTCGTCGGTGACGACGTACTGGCCGCTGCGGTCGTAGAGGCCGGCGAAACCGACGTCGTCCCCGACCCCGGTGCCGTACGCGCCGATCGCGGGCTCGCCGTTGGCCCGGCCGATCCACGTGCCCCGGATGCCGTCTCCGAGGTCACCGATCCGGCCCAGCACCGACCCGTCGCGGTCGATGATCCGCATCGACCCGCCGTCGCGCAGCGCCAGGCCGCCTCGGCCGATGGAGCTGGCCTCCAGCCGCCGGCCGGCCGCCTGCGCCCGGATGTCCCGCTCCAGGTCCCGGAGCCGGCGCATGATGTCGCCATGGCTGAACGCCGCGTCGCCGATCACAGCCACGATTCGCCTCCCGCCCACAAGATCGGTTTGAACCGGCTGGCCCTGGTGTCGAGCTCGTATCCGATGAGTCGCCCCGAGCGTCGGATCCCGCCCGGGTGCCGGTGGCCGACCAGGTCCGCGCCGGCGTCGTCGCCGAGCTGCACGTCCACCCCGATCCGGGGGAAGGCGTTGACGCGGGCGTCCAGCTCCACGGTCGTCGCGCCGTTGGCGAGCTGCCGCAGCTCGGCGCGGGCGTGCGCGTCCAGGGTCGACCGCTCGCTGATCGACGACCCGGGCGACCAGCGTCGCTCCCAGCGCGGCCAGCCCGGGTTGATCAGCCGGTGCACCGCCGACTGCGGCCGGTCCTGCCCCTCACCCGACGACGTGGCCAGCAGGTGGTTGGCGCCCTTCCCGTCCGAGTAGTCCTCCGTCAGGGTGTACTGGGTGTCCGGCTCGCCGATGCTCGTCCACACCGCCCGGGGCGTGGTGGACGCCACCCCGATGCGCGGCGCGATCCGCAGCACCTTGGCGAACCAGGTCCGGGTCTCGTCACCCCAGACGACGTCGACGGTGAACTCGGGGCCGCTCTGCACGGCCATCAGCTCGCGCAGCCGGGAGTAGACCGTGGCGTCGTCCTGGTCGACGTACGTCCGGTCGCGGAGCACCCCGGACGGGGTCGCGTCGATGTACAGCCCGATGCCCTCGGTGGTGGCGTCGCGGGCCAGGCCGGCGGCGATCACGGACACCTCGTCGCGTTGGATCCACGAGTGGTCGGTGACGTACCGCCTGTCGAGGTAGCCCTCCAGGCTGACGCATCCCAGGCTGAGGGTGCCGTCCGTGCCGCCCCGCCGGACCAGCACGGCCCCGGCCCACACCGGCACGTCGTTGGCGACGCACACGATCATGCTGGTGCCCGGCTGCGTCGCCCCGAATGCGGCCGGGCCGACCGCGCCGGGCCCGGCGATGGGGATGGGCATGGTGAGCGACGACGACGTGTACGCGCCGAGGACCCGGGACACCGTGCCGGTCATGTGCGGTAGCTCCATGATGATCCGGCCGCTGATCAGGTCGCAGCCGTACCACTCGACCAGGTCGGTGATGACGGGCGGGGTGCGGGGCGGGGCGGGCGGATCCGGGTCGGGGTCCGGTCCGGGTCCGGGGCCGGGCGTCGACGTGAGGATGCTGAACGAGTGCGACCGCCAGGGGCTGATGCCGATCATGGCCTGCCCGTTGACGAGGATCTGGTCGCCCTGGTCCTGGACGTTGAACCGGGTGTACCGGTTCCGGCCGCCGGACACGCCGCGGTCGTAGTTGCCGTTGTTGTCGCCGCCGCCGGCGTCGAGCGAGGCGCTGAGGAAGACGGGGAAGCCGCCCCAGAGGTTGTTGGTGCCGGTGTCGATCCCCAGGCTGTGCTTGTCGGCGTTGATCATCCAGATCTTGTCGAGCCAGCCGGTGTCGCCGAGGAGCTGCTTGAGCTGCCCCTGCTCGTGGCGGAATCCGCCCCAGGAGTCGACGAATCCGCTGATCCACTGGACTTGCATCAGCCAGCACAGCGCCGAGGCGTCGGAGCCGCGCAGGAGCTGCTCCAGCCAGGCCATCTGGGCGCTACCGAGCATGCTCTTGCTCGGCCCGTCCGGGTCGGCGTTGGGGTCGCGGTCGGAGCGGGAGTCGGCGACCACGAAGAGCACCCGACCGACCTGGAAGGCGTGGAAGATGCCGTCCTCGGCGGGCAGCGGGTAGTGCGGCACCCGCTCCCGGTAGACCCGCTGGACGTTCTCTCGGCCGGCCGCCGTCCGGTCCGAGTCGTTGGGCCCGTAGTCGTGGTCGTCGTAGGTGTAGACGAGCGGCACGTTGCGGTAGAGGGCGTGCTGCCGCTCCTGGAGCAGCACGTCGTCGATCGCCCTCCGGTAGTTCGCCAACGATGCGCCGCCGGCGATCCCGTGGTTGCCCGACCCGAGGTCGTAGTAGTGCAGGTCCCCGAGGTGGGCGAAGAACATCGGGTTGGCGGCGCGGATCGTGTCGAACACCGGGTGGTTGCTGAGCCGGTTGTTGTTGAGGGTCGCCCCGGTGCCCGGGTACTGCGGGGTCAGACCCGCGTCCCCGGACGCGATGAAGGTGAACGAGGCCGGCTCTCCGGTGACGGGCAGGGTCTGGCACTGCCCGGACACCAGCATGGCCAGGGGCCCGCCGTCCTCCGAGATCGCCCACCAGTACCGGCGGGCCGGCGTCAGCCCCGTCGCGGTGATGGAGACGATGCCCTGGCCGGTGGCCGTGACCGGCCCGTAGTACGCGGGCCCGGTCAGCCCGGCGTTGTCGCTCACCGCCAGCCGTGCCGAGCTACCGGTGATCTTGGCGACCACCCGGAAGCTGTTCGGTTGGGCGGCGCCGACCCAGGCGTTGACGACGGTCAACTACGCCTCCTCGTACGTGCCGGTGATGTTGAGCAGCACCCCCGACGCCAGGTCCGCGCCGGTCAGGTTGGACAAACCGTTCGTGCCGGACCCGGAGTCCATCCGGATCCGGTCGAACACCGCCCCGCTGCCGCCGGTGAACGCGATGGCCGCGCAGTGCCGCAGGCCCGGCGTGGACAGGCCCTCCAGGTGGCCGGTCACGCTCTGCCGGACCGTCCGGGCGATGGCGGTCGGCGCGGTGATCGTCACCGTGCCCGACCCGGACCCACCCGTCGACACCACCAGGTAGGCGGTGAACTGCACCGTCTTGTGCGCGATGCGCTTCCACGACCCGACCCGGGTGGAGAACGTGGCCGATCCGCCGCCGGTGACATCCGGCGTGTACGACTGGTACGGCGTCGGCGCCTCGGCCATCGTCTGCCACGCCGACCCCGACCAGCGGACCAGCGCGTCAACGTCCCACACGTCGGCGTACATGCCCTCGTACACCCCGGTGGTCGGCAGCTCGGCCGCCGTCCGCACGGGCAGGATCCCGCCGGTCGTCACCGTGTACGGGGTGGTGATCGTGAGGGTGGGGTTGCCGCCACCGGACGCCGGGACGTCGATGACGCCCATCTCGAACGACCTCGTCGGCAGGCCCGGCTTGCTGGGGCTGGCCGCCGGCACCCCGGACACGTACTCCGTGTCGAACGACTTCGCCCCGCTGCCGTCCTCGTCGTCGTTCCAGATCCGGGCGACGATGATGTCCCGGCGGGGCTGGGCGCCCGCCGCCGGGACCGTCCGGTTGTGCTGCCGCAACTCGAACAGGTACGGGCCGCCCAGGTTCGGGCCGGGGTAGATCACGCCCTGGATGTTCTGCACGGTCAGGGTGAAGCCGGAGATGGACAGGGGGGCGACGCCGGCCGGGTGGACGCCCTGCCGGGCCCCGAACCGGTCCGCCGTGCCCCCCTTGACCAGCAGCGTCCCGAACAGGCGACGCGTCTCCGCCGCGTCGTACGACACCGGCAACGCCACGGAGTTGTTGAGGAATCCCGGATCAGAGGGCATTGATCACCACCACGTGTCTCTCCACCGGACGGTCACCGTCCCGGCTGTCTGGGTCGGAGCGAGATGCCGCAGCACGCTGGTGCCGCGCAGCAGCAACGGCCAGTCCCCGACCACGTCGGACCGGCGCGACGACTGCTGGTCGCCGTTGAGCCACACCGTGCGGGCCCGCGTGTCCACCTCCAGCCACTCGCCGGCGGCCAGGGGCGGCACCACCCGCTGCACCCGGGTCACCCCGTCCGGGCCCCGGACCGCGATCCGGTTGTCGCCCGGCAGGGGGCCGTCGTAGCGGATGGTCAGGCTCGCTGGCGCGCGGCCCTCGTTGACGAGGTCGGCGGCACCCCCGGTCTGGGTCGCGCCGATCGTGAACGGCACGGTCATCGGGAAGGTCAGGCCGCCCGACCAGGTGGGGCCACCCAGCGGCCCGGCCGTCCGCTCGACCGCCGAGTAGATGAACGGGTCCAGGGCGACGGCCGCGCACCGCACCCACACCCGGCCGGTGCCGAGCAGATCCATGCGCGGCTCGGTCATGCGCGTCCGCACATACGCCAGGTACTCCCGGCCGCCCTGCCGCCACCGCATCGGCACGTCCCCGGCCACCCCCGTCGGCGCGAACGCCGCCGCCAGGTCGTGCAGGTCCTCCAGGGCGCCGGCGACGTCGTCGCGGCCGGGGCCGATCAGCCCACCGAACGAGATCACCCGCTCGGCGGACCACTCGGCCCCGGACCAGCCGCCGTGCCCCCACGCCAGGCCGCCGCTCTGGTCGGCGCGGGTCTGCCGCACCCACGGATTCGTGTCGTCGGTGATCCGGAACCGGGTGCCCGGGCCCATGGCCAAGCCCCGGATCTCGAACTGTCCCTCGGCCAGTGCCATCAGGCTGCTCCGCTCACCCGCAGGTCGTCGTTCATCTGGCGCAGCGAGAACCGGTCGCTCCACGCCTGGATGTTGACGTTCTCGATGTACGTGTCCCCGCCCCCGCCGGCGCCGGCCGTGCCGCCGGGCTTGCCGACGACGGCCAGCCGGGCCCCGTTGTTGGCCGCCTCCAGGGCGGCCCGGTTGCGGCTGGTGCTGGCCACGGTGGAGACGTACTCGCCGCGGGTGAGCATCGTGGTACCGGACGGGCTGAGGAACGGCACGTTGTCGAAACCGCTCGGCCCGTCAACGAGACCACCGGTGGACATGCCGGACGCCGGGTTGGGCTGCGAGGCCATCACCGCCCGCAACCTGACCTGCCGGTCCTTGATCGAGTTCCAGAGCTCCTTGAAGCGGGACACGTCGGCGTGGGCCTTGGCCAACCCGGGGGTCTTGATCGTGGTCGAAACAAGCCCCGGCACCTGGTCGTAGCTTTTGGCGTACCGCTGGATCTCCGACTCGGTCATCCCCGCCGCGCGGGCCTGCTGGATGAACTTCTGCCGCAACTGCTCGGTCTTCGCGGTCAGCTCGCCCGAGGTGGCCCCGGACTCCGCCATGGCGCGGATCTGGTCGTAGTGCGCCTCGATGAGCCGGCGCACGTTCTCCCGGTTCGTGATCGCCGACTCGCTGTTGCCCTTGAGCGCGCCGCCGTTCTCCCGCGCGGCCTCGGTCATCCGCCGCATCGCCGACACCGCCGCGTCCTCGGCCTCCTCCACGGAGAACAGCCGGTCGAACAGCGCGGACAGCTCCTGGTCGAGTTGGTCGATTCCCGCAGCCAGGTTGTCCGCCTCGTTGGCGGTCACCCCCAGCGAGGCGGCCAACTGTCGGGTCGCCGGGTCCAGGTCGCTGGTCGCTTTCTGGGTCTCGGCGGTCGCCGCGTTGAGCTCCTTGTGCATCTCCTGGGCTTTGCCGAGGGTGCCGGACAGGCCCTCGTAGTCCTCGCGGAGGTTCGCCACGTCGTCGCCGGAGACCAGGCCCCGCCACGCCGACTTCATCGTGCCCTGCTTCTGCGCGGCCTCGTCGAGCTTGCGGTTGACCTCCTCCATCGCGGCGGCCTCACCCGCGATGGCCTTGGTCAGGGTCGCCGCCGAGATGCCGTACTGCTCGGCCGTCTTGATGACGCCCTTCTTCGTCAGCTCGTTGGCGATCCACAGCTCCGTGTCGCGGGTGACCGCCCCGGACTGCTGGTCGAGGGTCGACGCTAGGTCCCGGGCCTGGGCCCGCGCGTTGGCCTGCGCCGTCGTGAACGCCATGAGCGCCACCACGGCGGCGCCGATCGCCGCGCCCCACGGACCGGCGAGCACCGAGCCGACCGCGCCGAGCCGCCCGGAGGTGGCCACCGCCGCCGCGGCGAGCCGGCCCTGGCTGTTGGCCAGCCACTCGATCGCCTGCCGGTAGGCGACGATCTGCGGCACCGCGATCAGGGCCGCCCCGCCGGTCAGCAGCAGAGCGGCGGTCGTGGCGGCGAGCACCCCCAGGATCACCTTGACCGGGCCGGGCAGGTTCCCGAGCACCTCACCCAGGGCGGAGATCAAATCTGCGGCCTTGCCCACCGCCGGCAGGAACACGTTGCCCATGTCGATGGCGAAGTCGTTGAGGTTGTTCCGGGCGATCTGGATGCGGGACTCGACGGTGGCGTACCGCCGCTCGGCCTCCTCCAACAGGGCGGTGTTCTCGTCCCAGCCCCGGTTGGCGATGTCCAGGCTGCGGCTGACCAGGTCCCCGGCGCCGGCGAGACGCAGCAGCGCGTCGCGGAGGATGATCTCCGACAGGCCGAGCTGCTTGAGGGTGGCGAACACGTCCTGGCCGGAGGCCTGCATCCGGCCGAGGCCCTGGATGAACGCGGCCGTGGCCTTCGCCGAGTCCTGACCCCAGGCCCTGGCGAAGTCGGCGGCGGACATGCCCGACACCGCCGCGAACGTCTCCAGGTCCTCGCCGCCGGCTCGGACCGCGCTCTCGATGGCGATGAACGCCCGGGAGATCGCGCTACCGCCGGCCTCGGCCATGATGCCGACGGACGACAACGCTCCCGCGAAGCCGAGGACGTCGGCCTCCGACATCCTCACGGTCTTGCCGGCGCCGGCGATCCGCAGCGCCATGTCGACGATCTCCTGCTCGGTCGTCGCCGAGTTGTTGCCCAGCTCCACGATGGACGCGCCGAGCCGACCGACGTTGTCCGGGCTGGTCTGCATGATGTTCATCAGCCGGCTCAGCGCGAACGCAGCCTCTTCCGAGGAGAGGTTGGTGGCGATGCCCAGGTCGACCATCGTGCGGGTGAACGCGACCAGGTTGTGCCGCTGCACACCGAGCTGCGCCGCCGCCGCGGCGACCCCGGCGATCTCCTCGTGCGTCTGGGGCAGGGTCCGCGCCAGGCCGCGCAGCGACTCCTCCAGGTCGTCCATCTGGGCCGGCGTGCCGTCGACGACCTTCGCTACGCCCGTCCACGCGGACTCCCAGGAGATGGCCGCCCGGGTGGCCATCACCAGCCCGGCCATGATCGCCGCCCCGCCGGCGAGGAACGCGGCACCGACCTCCTGCATCGCCGCGTCGACGCGGGCCTGTTCGGCCTCCAACCGCGCCAGCTCCCGCTCGAACGCCCGCGCGGACGCCTCGGCGCTCTTCATACCCCGCTCGAACTGGCGGGGGTCGGCGGAGAGCCGATACGACAGATCCTTGTCCACCGGCCACCGCCCTTTCGCTCAGTCGCGCCGCTCCAGGCGCACGAACACCCCGGCGCCGTTCTGCTTGCCGGCGAGCTGCTCCTGCTCGGTCTCCAGCAGCTCGCAACCCCGGCACCGGTCAGCGACCGCCCGGTAGGCGTGCTGGTGGCCGCCGTGGTCCGTCTGCCACTCGTCCGGGCGGGTGCCGCACCGCCCACACCGCGACCTGTCCCGCACGAACTGCCAGATCGCCTTGTCCCGGTCGTCCTTCGACCAGCCGAGGAAGGCGCTGTGCGGGATCTGGTAGGCGCGGGACACGTCCAGCTCCAGCGCTAGCTGGGCATCCTGGTCGAGCCTTTTGGGAGCACCACCGGCTCGGCGGCCCGGCCAGTCAGGTTGATCGCCACGCACGCCGCCCACAGGCCGCGCACCTCACCAGCAGACATGCGGGTCGACAGCATCTCCGCCCAGTCGGCGGCGGACATCCCCGCGCCCTCCGCGCTGGCCGCGAGCAGCGCCGGCCGGAACGTCGCGTCGTCCCAGGCCGGCCACGGCGGCAGCTCGTCACCGGCCCGCCGGGCTTCCTCCCGCTTCGCCTTGACCGCCGCCATCTGCTCCTCGGACGGCGGATGGTCGGCGATCAGCGACTCGGCCGTCACCTCGCCGACCAGCGGCAGGGCCCGCAGCACGACCGTCTCGTAGCAGCCGTCCAGCTCCCGCGACGCCGCGTCGACCCGGGCGTGGGCCTCGGCCACCTCCTCCGGCGACCGGTCGGCGAGGGTGACCTGCCGCAGGTGCCGCTGCGCCACCGCCAGGGCCTCCTGGGCGCGTGCGGCGCCGGCCTCGTCGACGAGCATCCGGTACGGCACCGACGGGCGGGAGCGACCCAGCAGCCGCTCCCTCTGGCCGGTGTCGCTCACGATGCCGGGCCGGGGATGACGACGTCCTCCGCCCAGTCCGTGATCGAGAAGTCGAGGATCACGCGGGAGGCCTCGCTGCCGGCGACGTCGACGGTCGGCGTCACCGCGCTGACCTCGACGGCGAACACCCGGGCGTGCTGCCCGGCGACGTCGCCGCCGTAGCCGATGAACACGTTGCCCCGGTCACCGCGCTTGATCACCGCCCGCACGTCGTCGGTGTCCTGGCTGGCGTAGCAGGTGAGCTGGGCGTCGCCGGGGTTGATCCGGCCGGAGATCCGGCCGGTCTTGCGGGTGCCGAGGTCCGGCACCGCGACCCGGTCGGCGGCGACCTCCCAGCCGGTCGCGGAGGCCACCTCGGCCGACAGGTCCCACGCATCCGCGTGGTCCAGCTCGTCGCGGTCCGGCTGGTTGATGTCGGCGATCTCGGGCACCCAGTAGTAGACGGTGACCTCGGGGCTGATGTACCGGTCGGTGGCCGGCAACGCGGTCGGTGCCATGCTCTTCTCCTTGCTCACTTGAAGCCGCGCCGGCGGGCGGCGTCGGCGACGACCTTGACGATGTCGGCCCGCACCTGCGCGCGGCGGGCCTGCGCCGCCGGCAACAGGAACGGGCGGGTCCGCTGCGTGTACCAGCGCTCCCGGTTCCCGAACAGCGGGTGACGGAAGTTGGCGGCGTTGCCCCGGCGCGCGGCGATGCCCTCGTACGGGCGGGCGTGCGGTGCCCGCTTCCTGCTGACCGTGATGATCACCCCGGCGCGTCCCCGGCCGTACAGCACCTTGACGCGGATCGCACCGGGGATGCGGGACGACCAGGACGCGCGGCCCTTGGCATCAGCGGCGACCTGGTCCCCGGTCTTCTTCAGCGCCGGCCGGAGATCCTTCCGCACGTCCTTGGGGATCTGGGACAGGTCGGCGTACATCTCGCCGAACTGGTTGGTGCCGACCACCGCCACGACGGATCACCTCCTGTACGGGTTGCTGCTACGGTCCGCAGGCATGGCAGGCATCCCGACCGGCGTGTGGACGCACCCGACCGGCCCCCGATTCGAGGTCACCCAGCAGCCCGACGGCTGGCACATCGCCGTCTACCCGCGCCGGGGCGCCCGGCAGCCGGGCGCGACCTTCGTCTTCGACACCGACGACCAGGCAGCCGAGAAGGTCGGCGGCCTGGAAGCGCAGGGCTACGTCCACCAGCCCGATCAGACGACGACACCGGCGGACAGCGGCGTGGACTCACAGTGGACGCCGGGCAACATGGTCGGCGCGGTGCTGCTGTTCCTGGCGATCCTCGGCCTCGGGATGTGGATCCTCGGCGACTAGCCGCGGTGGGTCCACCCCAGGGTGAACTCGATCTGGCAGACCCGGCCCTCGCCGGCCTGCTTGGCCTCGGCGGTCTGCGACATCGTCCAGCCGACCATCCGTGCCGGGTCGCCCGGCTTGACCGCCCCGCCGAGCCGCCGGTCGGCCCGGATCATCTCCCGGATCGCGTCGAGCAGCGCGAAGGCGTCGCGGCGGGCCCGCTGGGTCGCGCCGGCGGCGGCCCGGCGGACGATGACGACCGCTGGCACCTGGACGGCCTCGTAGTCCTCGCGGGACAGCTCGGCGACCGGGGTCGCCGCGTCGGAGTCGCCGTCGCCGGGCACCACTCCGTAGACGATGAGGACGTCGCCGCGCACAGCCGGCCAGCCGTCGACCACCGCCGCCCGGAGCTGCTGCACCGGGGCGAGGGTGGCGGTGGTCGCGGCGAGGTACTCCAGGGCTGCGGGGACGCTGCTACCCACGCCAGACCACCCCCCTCGCACCGGCCGGGGCGTCGTACGTGCCGCAGCGTGTGCACCCGGTCCGTGTCCCGGTGACCCGGAAGAAGTCGACGTCCCAGTCCAGCCCGGTGATCAGCGTGTAGGGCCGGTGGCCGGCGATGCGGCAGACCAGCCGCCGGAGCCGATTCACAGGACCACCGGCCCGCGCTGGTCCGGCTGCAACCTCTGGATCACGGTGTTCGGCACAAAGAAGCCGAGCCTGAGGTTCCCTTGCAACGACGCCTCCAAGCCAGCGTTACCGAAGTCGTCCCCGCCGCCGCCGTCGAACGGGGCATAGTTCCCGCCCTCCTGCGGCCTCCAGTTGATCCGCAGCAACTCCAACGTCGCGTTCACGATGTTCGGCGGCACGACCAACTTCCCGGCCAGGTAGGTGATCTCGACGGACCGCAGCCCACCCGGCCAGCCGCCCTGGTGGGTGAGCAGCCCCGACGGCGACCACCGGTAGACGGCCGGATCCACCAGGACGCCGTCGACGCGGACGTCCACGACCTCGAGGACCGGCGGCTTCTCCAGGACGATGTTCCGACCGCCGCCGCTGGCGGTCTCGGTGACCGTGCGGCGGGCGACCACCCCGACGACGTCCTCCACCACCATCGACGCCGACAAGATGAAGCCGCGCAGCTCGTCATCGTCGGAGTGGTCGTCGAGGGGGATGTCGAGGTGCTTCTTCGCCTCGGCCAGGCCAACGATCGCCGGCCAGTCCGGCGGGGCGGCGTTGAACACGTCGACGTCGGCCCACGCCGGTCCGGTGGCCACCGCCGACACGAGGTGCCGGCCGTGCTGAGCCACCACGTACTCGGCCGTATACCGGCCGGGCGGCTCCTCGGTGGTCGTCAGGGTGGTCTGGGTGCCGTCGGGCAGCCGCACCCGGGCGTCGAACGTGGCCGGGCTCGATCCGACGTCCCAGGTGAGGCGGGCGGTGTCACCGACGTCGAGCACGGGTGTTCCTTCCTCCCGGGGGTGGCGGCACCGGCACGGCCCGCGCGTACCGGACCGGCGGGTCGGCGGTGAGGGCCAGGTGGTCGTTGAGCCACCGCACGTCCTCGTCGGTCAGCCGAGGGTCGACGGCCAGGCGCGGCGGGATCACCGTGCCGCCGGGGGCCAGCTTCTGCACCTCACACCTCCCTCAGCTTGCGGATCGTCGCCGCGTCGACGCGCAGCCCGGACCGCCGCCACCGCCGGTAGGCCCGGCCGTCCCGGCCGAACTGGTCACGGCCGTTGACCCGCCGGTACTGGTCGTCGGACTCCGCCTTCCCGGCGACCGGGTGCATGTGCTCGACCACGACGTCAGGCAGGTACCGGATGCAGCCGGCCGACCGGCCGAGGTCCAGCACGCTGTTGTCGCAGTACAGGTGCTCGACCGGCGCCGGCACCATCCGGCCCAGCGCCTGGACGATGTCGGCGGTCATCGCCCACTGGGTGGGCAGCCGCTCGCCCTGGTGGCCGTCGTCGCCGTACACGATCCCGGTGCCGAGCTGGCGCAGCTCGTCAACGTACCGGCCGGCCCAGCCCGGCGTGCGCGGCACATGGTCGTCGCCGGCAAACCCCACCGCGAAGTAGTCCCGGGCCAGCCCGGCAGCGATCCGGTCGAGCTTGTGGACCATCGGCAGCCAGCGGGTGATCGTCAGCATCAGAGACTGGTCACTGGCCTGGCCCTCGTACGCCCCGTGGCACGGGTCGTCGCCGTCGACCGCGAACGCCAGCCGGGCCCGCTCGTACGCGCCGGTACTCTCCCAGGCGTCGACGAGCCGAGCCACGGACTGCGGGCGGCCACGAGACGGAACGATCACCAGCAGGTCAGCCACCGTGATCCTCCCGTCACATCAGCTCGCAGACGAACAGGTCAGGGTGCTCGTCGATGAACGCCTGCCCAGCCCGGCGCATCGCCTCGTGGAGCTGGCCGAACACTCAGTCGTGGTAGCCCTCCTCAGCGCTGGCCTCGGCAGCGGCCCGCTCTTCCGGCGGCCAGTGATCGGTGTCGTACGTCGTGGCCGTGAACTCCAGCCGTCGCATCTCCCGGCCATCAGTGCCCCGACTCCGGATGCCACGCGAAGTACGGATGCTTTACGACCGGCCGAGGTCGGGTCGCTTGGAGCTGGCCCGCCCGCTGCCACGCCGACCCGGCCGGCGAGTACAGGTAGTGGTAGAGCACCCGTCCCACGTACACCTCGCTGCGCAGGTGCGGGCGGACCTGCCCGACCCACATCCGGTCCTCGGGGTGGCCACGCCGGGCCCGCCGGAAGTCGCCCCGCAGCGCCAGGTCAGTGCGGATCGGGTCGAGGTGGGTGAAGTCCCGGACCAGGCCGGCCACGCGGTCGCGGCGCCACCGGCGGTGCCGCAGGCTGTGGTCGACCTCCTCCTGGAGGAACCCGTCGACGTGGTACGCGACCCGGAACCCGACGTGATCCGGCCGGGTCGCTAAGGCCTCGACGACGGCGGCCACGAAGTCGTCCACGACCAGGTCGTCGTCGTCCACGAAGCTGACGTAGTCCGTGGCCGCGTCCCGCATCAGCGTCTGCCGGACCACGGGCAGCGGCGGCACCCCGTTGTTCCACCAGCCGACCACCCGCACCCGGCCGTCGTGCGCGTCGAGCTGCGGCAGGAGCACGTCCAGGAGCCGGCGGAACAGCCGGTCCCGCTCGCTGATGGTGGGGATCAGGATCGACCAGGTCGGCCCGTCACCCACCGGACGCCCCAGGCTCCTCGGCCGGCCGAGACGGCCGGTACACGCCCAGTTGGTCGCAGGCGATGACCACCACCCGCACGTCGGGCAGGTGCTCGACCACCCAGGCGTCGAGGTCCGCCTTCATCGCGCGGACCGTTTCCAGCGGGGTGTCCGGGTCGACCCGTATGAGCAGGGTGTCCCCGGGTTCCACCACCAGCAGCTCCGCGTCGACGGTGCCGGGGAGTTCCTCGCCGGCGAGCCAGGCCGCGACAGCCGGCGACGGCCACACCTCCAGCGGACCGGTCACCGAGGTCAGCGTCGGCCGGCCCGTCGCCGGGTCGACGTGCATGTCGCCGGACTCGGTGACCGCGTACGTGGTGACCGTCAGGAGACCACCGGCGATGGTCGGCGGCGGGGCGTCCTCGGGGACGCTCTCCGGGTCGACGCCGTTCGCCTGTAGCCACCCGGCCACCTCGGCGGCCAGGCCCTCGGTCATTCGCCGCCCTCGCCGTACAGCTCGCGGCGGATGTCGTCACGGTTCTTCGACGCCCACTGCTTCAGCGGGGTGCGGGTCTTGTCGGCCGCGTGCCGCCGCCAGGCGTCGTTGCCCGACCCGGGGCCCGACGTCGGCGGCCGCCGCGGCGACTCACCCTCCGGGGCCGGCTCGGGCTCGGGTTCGGCGGCCGGACCTTCCTGGCCCTCGGCGGCCCCGCCCGGCTCCTCGGGGGCCGGGGTGGGCTGCACGTCGCGCAGCTCCCCGGGGGCCGCCGTCGCCTGCTCTACCCCGCCGACGCCGAAGGTCTCGATGACCGCAGCCACGCCAGAGGCCGGCCCCGCCGTCAGCCGCCCTCCACCCGGCAGGTCGTAGTGGACCCGCAGCGGCTGCCACAGCTTCGGGCTCTTCTCCACCAGCGGGTGGCCCGCCCGGGCGATGGTCACGCCCCGACGGATTGGGTGCCGGCGGCCCTCGTGCATGATCACGCCCGACGTGCGGGCCACCACCAGGTCGCTGCTGTCCACAGCGGCTCCTTTCGGGACTGGGCCCCGGCCGGCGCCCACGAGCGCGGGACGCCGGCCGGGAGCAGGTCAGGACGTGGCGGCCGCGACGCGGAAGGCGCTCGGCACGAGGATCTTCGTCGTGTTCCGCCAGCGGGCGTAGATGCCCCGCTGACCGGTCGGCATCCGGCGGCTCGCGCCGAACACGTGCGGTACCAGCTCGACCGTCATGCCGACCCGGTCGACGATCAGGTACTGCTGGAAGTCGCCGAACACCAGGTACCTGCCGGCAGGGGTCGCCGACATCTGCGACGCCTCGTGCGCCGGGTAGCCGATCAGCTCCGGCGGCAGGCCGGCGCCGAGCCGCACCCACAGGTCCGGGCCGTCCGAGTCGGCGAACTGCCGGACCAGGTTGTAGATGGCCCGGTTGGCCAGCCACCGGGCCCGGGCCCGCCACCGCGCCCCGAGGCCGTCGTCGCCGGTCTCCATGTCGTACAGCGTCTGGCTGGTGAACCCGGCCCCGTCGTCGACCACGGACCCGGCCGGCAGGCCGGCGACGATGCCCTCCGGGTTGTGGCCGCCGCCGGAGATCAGCGAACCGTTGCCGGAGATGAACGACACCGCCTCCTCGTTGTCCTTCGCCTCGCCGAACATGCGGGCCAGCTCCGACCGCAGCCGCGGCCAGTCCTGGTCCAGGTCCATCGAGAACGGCACGAACACGTGCACCGCGCTGGGGCGGACGGTGGGCTGCTCGAACTCCGGCGAGTCGTCGGTCGCCTCGGCGACCTCCGGCGTACGGGTGGCCACCACACCCTCGGAGGTGAGGCCCTGCCACTCCTTGCCGACGATCCGCTCCACCCGGCTGATCTGCCGCAGCGGGTTGATGCTGCCGTCGTCGGTCAGGATCACCGTCGGGTCGAGCTGGTACGGCACCGCGTACCCGCCGTCCGGGTCCGACCCGAGCGACAGCGCCCGCTGCTCCTCGTGGGACAGGCCGTTGGTGCTCCGGGAGATCACCGCCTTCCCGAACGCCCGCTCGTACACCGGGTTGCCCGTGGTGATGATCCGCCGGGCCAGGGTGCCCCGCATATCGTCGACGGTGTCGAGCAGCTCGGCCGCCCGCGCCTGGCACCGCTCCCGGGACTGCCCCGGGAACGTGGACCGCTCCACGATGCGCATCGCGTTGCCGTGCAGCCGCTCCCGGTACTCCTCGTCCGAGCGGGACTGGAAGCGGGCGGCGGCCAGGTCGTACACCTCGTCGTCGCTGCGCTGCCGGACGAACGCCGGCGTGTCCACCGGCGCCCGCTCCATGCCGCGGCCGGTCGCGGCGATGCCCGCGAGCCGCTCCTTACGGGCCCGCAGCTCCGCCACGGTGGAGGCGTGCTCGTCACGCTCGGCGTTGATCGAGTTCCACTCGTCGCGCACGTGGTCGGGCATCTGCTCGTTCTCGTACTGCTCGTCGAGTTCGGCCAGGCGCTGGTCGATCTCCTTGATGCGCGCCTCGCGGTCCTCGATGCTGCGGATCTCCTCCGCCATCTGCTCCTACCTTCGGGATGGGAGGTACCAGGTGGCACCTCGGGACGGACGGACCGAGTGGCGCGTCACCGGCTCGGTGGTCTGGTGCGTGCGAGTGGCCACCGGGGCCGGCTCGTTGGTGCTGGGCTGCCGAGTGGCGGAGGCCGGCTCGTCAGTGGTCTCGGGGCCGCCCTCGACGGGCAGCGGAACGGCCGGGGGCGCGGCGGCACGTGCCGCGAGCACCTCCAGGAGCTCAGGGAACGTCCCGGCGATCTCCTCGGCCAGGGCCCGGCGGGCGTCAGCGTCGAAGACGCCGAGGTGCCGCTTGATGCAGCGGGCGTCCAGCCCGAACTGGGCGATCACCCCTCGCAGGGCGACCTGGTTGCGGTCGAAGGGCGACCGGGCCGGCAGGCCCGACCGGACGCCGACGCTGGTCTGCTCGTAGGCCGGGAACACCACCGGCCCCAGCTCGAAGAGCTGCACCTCGAGGATCTCCCGCCGGACCGGGCCGCGGTCGCCCGGGTCACGCAGCAGGTCGGACAGCTCGTCGTCCTTGATCTTCTTCCCGTCGCGGTCGACCCACTGGTCCTTGACGACGCGGAACTTGAACGACATGCCGCGGATGGCCTTGCCCTCGACGGCCTGGCGGATCGGCTCGACCACGTCGTTGGCGAAGAGCCGCGCCCGGGTGAACAGACCCTCGTCGTCCTCGTACAGCTCCTCGATCGAGGCGATGGGCACGGATCCGACGCGCTTGTCGTTTCCGTGGTCGAACTGCATGACCGGCTGCCGCTCCCGCAGGGTCTTGCGGAACGCGCCGCGCTTCACGACCTCCTCGAAGCTGCCGGCCCACGACTCGATGACGGTCGGCTGGTCGAACACCGCACCGTATCCGCGCAGCGTGCGCCCGTCGTTCGGCTCGTCGTCGCCCGGCTCGGTCGCCCTGAACTCGAAGAAGTGCGCCCGCACCTCCTGGCGCAGGACCTGGCGCGGGTCCACCTCGGTCACCGTCATGTCTCGGTACCTCCCTGCGGCGCCTCTCCGGCGCTGTCGTCGCTGCCGGATGACCCGCCGTCGCCGCCTTCGCCGGGGGTTTGGAGCTGGACGCTGACCCGGCCGGTGTGCACGAGCCGCGACCAGTCCGAGGTCTGCACCGCCTCGATCGCGCTCTGCGCGGTGAAGCCGTCACGCACCAGGGCGGTGATCGTCAGCGCCTCGGTGGACTGCACCTTCGCCGCATCCGCTGCATCCATGTGCAGGAATGGAATGCCCTTCGTGGCGAACCACAGGCTGGCCCCGTTGTCGGGCCGGTCGAGCAGCACCTCCAGGGCGGAAGCCACCTTGCCCCACAGGTCCTGGAGCGTCCCGTCGGACAACCTCCTACGGGCTGCCGTGAAGTTCCCCGCATTGAGCGCTGACCCCTGCAAGCCCTCCGAGAAGCCGACCCAGGACGGCGGCACTCCGGCGGCCGACGCCAACCGAGACTCGGCCTTGCCCTGGATGACCGCGAAGTCCAACTGCTTCATGTCCGCGCCGATCGCCTTCGCGTCCGCGCCGCCGCCCAAGTAGAGGGTCTTGTACGCATTCCACGCCCCGGCGTGCTCGGCCTCGAAGACCTCCTTGAAGTCCTTCACCGCCTGGACGTTGATGCCCGGATCGAACCGGATCACCATGTTCGGCGTCGCCGCGTTCCTCAGGAACGCCCGCTTGTGGTCCGTCATCAGGTTGTCGCCGGACAGGTCCCGGATCACTGGCGTCATCCACGACATCCCGAGGAACACGCCGTCGGGGTCGGGGATCGGTGCGTAGTGCGCCACCTCGTCCGGCAGCAGCACCTTCATCTGCCCATTCGGCGGCTTGTACACGTAGCCGGCCAGCTCGACGTCCGCCGCTTCTTCCGGCCGCTCCGCGTCTTCCTCCGAGCCGAGGACGATGTACATCCACTCGGGGCGCAGCCGGACCAGCCGCGACTGCCGCTGCCGGCGCAGCCGGCGGACGTACGAGTTGCCGGCCGTCGACACGTCCAGCTCCATGCGGGTCAGCAGGTCCGCCGTCGTCCCGCCCGGCCAGGGCCGCTCCAGGACCGCGAGCTCCTGTGACCCGAACAGGTCCGCCGGGGCCCCGCCCACCCACCGGGTCCACTGGAACCGGATCTGAGCGAAGAGCTGCATCCTGGCCAGGATCAGGGCGAACGTCGGCCCGTTGGACCGGGCGACCTGCGTCAGCGTCGCCCCGATCGCCTCCTCGTTCAACGTCCCCATCGACGTCTGGAGGAACGGGTACGCCGAACTCCCGAAGCTGAACAGCTCCGCGAAGTCCTGCATCGACAAGGAGCTGCGAGTCGACCGGGCGCTCTCCGGCACCAGCAGACCACGCTGTAGCTCGTAGGAGGTCACGCAGCCGGCCCCCCTTTCGTCAGGTCATCGCGAACGGCCTGGGAGCCGCAGGGGAATGGATCCGGACCGTGCCCAGCGCCCAGACCGCGAGGGACGCGGCCACCAACGGGCAGATGTCCGTCGTGATGTCGCGGCGGTTGAACGCCCACCCGTCGCCGATGACGCGCTTCGTCGCGCCGGCCGCCGCGGTGGTCAACATCGGCTGGCCGAGATGCCACAGGTCCGGCTTCGCGTCGTCTGTGCCGGTCAACCCGTCGTAGATGCTCCCGGCGGCGGCGACCAGGTCGGCGACGCCAGCGCGGATCACCTTCAGCTTCGTGCCGTCCTCGAGTTCGGCCCCGTCCGCCGCGTCGGCGATCGCCTTGTCGCTGACCACGACCGCCAGCGGCCGGTGCCGTTCGGCCAGCACCTTCAGCCGATCGACGATCCACTTCGTGCCGGGCTCGTGGTCGATGACGTCGACGACCCGGCCGCCGGCGAGTCTCGGCCCGCACGCGGCGATCGCCGCCCACGTCCGGTCCGGAGTGACGTCGACGGCCAAGACGAGCGGCTCGCCCATCACCGCCCGGGTGTCGAGCTGCCCCAGCCAGGACCCTTCGGCGATAATCTGCCAGCGCGGGTTGCTGTCGTCGATCCGCCGGGGCCAGATACCCAGCCGCTCCCGCGCCCAGCCCGCCAGGTCCGCCTTCGCCGCCCGCAGCTCGCGGTCGATGCCTTCGAGCGTCTGGCCAGTGCCGTTCGACCGCCGGACTTCCAGCGACGGGTTCGTCGCAGCCCAGTTCGCGGGGTCGGCGAGGTCGACGCCTTCGAGGTTGTCGAGATCGCCGCCCAGGCCGTAGTCGCGGTACCCGAGCGACGGGTCCTGCTCCCACGGGCCGTCCTCGCGGGTACGCGGGGCCGTCGGGTCGCCGCGGTGCCGCAGCGCGTACATCACCGCTCCGGTGGTGCCGGTCAGCGGCGGCGAGCTGGTGTAGATGATCTGGGAGTTCGGGATGGCCGACACGGTGTAGAGCAGCGCCGAGTGCTGGTCGACGGTCAGGGCGTACGCCTCGTCGATGATGTTGCAGTCGCCCGAGAATCCGCGGCCGGAGCCCTTCGAGCGGGCAATGAACCGGATCCGCGCGCCCGTGTCGAGGCGCTCGAAGCCCTCCTCGTTGTGGCTGCTGGTGATCTTGACGCGGATCCCGTCGACGTCCCACAGGTTCTCGTCGTCGCCGACCATCGTGCCCAGCGCCTTGACGAGCGCCTTCATCCGCCGGAACGCTTCCATGGCGGTTTTGAGCTCGTGCGCCGACCACATGATGAGCTGCTCGCCGAGGAGGAGGAACCCGGCCAGGGCGCGGGCCTCCAAGATGCCGCCCTTGCCGTTCTGGCGGGTGACCCACTCGCAGTGCTCCCAGCAGGCCCACTTGCCGTCGGGGCGGGTGGACAGCATCAGCGTGATCGAGTCCTGCTGCCAGTCGTCCAGCGGCCGGCCGGCCCGCACCATCAGCTCAGCCGCTTCGGCCCCGAAGCTGTCGACGTACTCCGGGTGGGTCTCAACCCGTGGCCTGCGCGCGCCGCGCATCGGCAATCCGAGCGGTGAGGTCAGCGACACCGGCACGACCCTCACCGCCCTTCGCTGCGCTGCCCTCCGGCCGTCCGGTCGGCGGCGGCACCGCCCGACGGCCGCGCCCGAGCTGCTGGAGCATCCGGGCCAGGGCCGCCTGCTGCTGCCGCGACTCCGTGAGCACCTGGTCGACCACGAGCGTCACCGGCCCATCGCCCCGGGCCTGCCGCAGCCGCACCCACACCGCGTCGCGGCCGTTCAGGATCGCGTCGAGCCGGTCCAGGCGGTCCGCCGTACGGCAGGCCTCCTCCAGCAGCACCAGGTCCCGAACCGTCATCCCCGGCGTCTCCGCCACCGTCGCCGCCCACAACCGGGCGCCCCGATCCCGCAGCCCGGACGGTGCGACCGGCAGATCCTTGCCGGTAACGGTCGCAACGGGCGGCGGCACCTCCACGGGCTGCGGTAGGCAGTCCTCCCGGTCTGGCAGGCAGAGGCTGTGATCACCGGCTTTGTGCGCCCGATGCCGGCGAACACGCTCCGCTACCGTCCGGTCGGCCAAGGGGGCACCTCCCAAGATCAGCGTTACGGGGGGAGATTCCCCTGAGGCGTGGGCGGGTCAGGGTGCTGGGTTGATCCGTCCGGACCCCACCCCCCTGTCCCTCACGCTCTGTCACCATTGCCGTGAGTGACGTTCGGTGGTCGCTCGTCGCATTCGTCGGAGCTGGGCTCCCAGCCTGGCGCCTGCTGACCGGTTGCAGTGGGCGTGTGCCATGCGGCGGGGGCCGTGGTGGCCGCCGAGGGCGCGGGGTTGTGCGTGGTCGAGGTCGAGGTCTTGTCCTCGCAGCATGAGCTGGTGGCAGTAGGGGCAGGGGGTGCCCCATGCCCTGGGTAGGGCCTTGGCCCGTGCCTGCTGGTGTTCCCACCCGAGTCCTTGTTGGGTGGTGGTGAGGCGTCGCCGCTGGGGTGGGTTGCGGGGCATGGGTCACCTCCGGCGGCTGTGCCCGGGTGGGCGGGGGTGGGGGGTGGGGGTGGGGTGCCGGTGGGTGCCTGCCCTGGTCGGGTGGTGGGTACGGAAACAGCCCGGGAGCCGTGGGGCTCAGCCGGGCTGTTCGCCTACTGACGAGTGGTCACGGTCTCCACCCGAGAACATGCTCGGGCGGTCCGAAGTGGTCGATCAGCATCTCGATGTGCGATCGGAGCGCCGCGTCGTGACGGAACCACTCGCCGGTAATCCGCTGGTCAGCGAACTGCCGGTGGCGCATCTGTTCGAGGTCGCGTTGGCCGGGCTCGACGGCGAGCACTTCGTCGTGGGGCAGGTTGTCGAGCCGGGTGCGGAGTGCTCGGCTGTGGCCGATCTTCACCCGGTCGGCGAAGGCGATGTAGTAGACGACCGGCCGGTCAGGGGGCGGAACGATGCTTCCTGTCCGCTTTTGGGCAGCATCCGTCTCCGAGGGAAGCTCCGTCATTGTGGCGTCGGAGGTGATCTTTGGCAAGTGAGCGGTGAGTGTGACCTTGCGCTTGCGGCCCTTGGGTGAGGTTCGTGTGCGGCGTTCGACTTCGACGATGTCGTCCCACTTGAACAGGTGGGAGCGGCCGGGAAGACGGCCGGCGGGTGTGAGGAGGCCGCGGCGGACCCAGTTGTTGATGACGTACGGGGTGATGTCGGGTCCGAGTTGGGCGCAGGCCTCGTTGGTGGTCACGAACTCGACGCCGTGGAGTTGTTCCATCAGCTCACCTGCCTGAGGGTCGGTTCTGCGTTTCCATGATCGCATTCGGGGGCGGTGTCGTCATGCTGCTCGGCGTGTGGTGGGCCAGGCGCTGGCGGGCCAGATGTGGCGGACTCCGGCGGCGCGGACGGCCATGCGGCAGGTGCAGTCGGGGCCGGTGCAGAGGCAGCCGTCGGTGCCGGCTTCGCAGGTGACGGTGCGGGTGTAGGTGGGGCCGCTGGTGTGGAGCCAGAGTTGCCGCGCTGAGCAGCGTGGGCAGGCGAGGCCGACGAGCAGTTCGCGGTCGGGTTCCAGGGCGAGGCGCCTGCGGATCCGCTCGTCGGCTTCGTCGAGCCAGAGGCTGAGTTCGCGGGCGGTGCTGGGCCGCAGCGTCGGTACGGCGGCCGTGAGGGTGGGGAGCGGGTCGCCGGTGGTGGGGAGGGTGAGGGCGGCGGCGAGCCAGGCGAGGGTGGCGGTGGTGCGGGTGGCGAGGCGGCCGAGCTGGCCGTCGCGGACTTCGGGCTCGAGGAATTCGACGACGGTGCGGCCGGATGGGTCGCCGTGGCCACCGCGACCGGTGGGCCCGGGGATGGGCCTCCACGCCTGGAGGTTGCCGGCGGCGGCCCACACGCGGGCCTCGTCGCGGCGGTCGGCGGTTTCGACGGCGACGGCGGTGTCGAGGTGGCGTCGGGCGGTGGTGAGTGCCCAGGCGGCGCGGGTGGCGTGGTGGTGGTGCGGGTGGGTCACGTGGGTCCTCATGCGCTGCGGGGGCCGGGGAAGGGGATGAGCTGCGCGAACCCTTCGCGCGCGCGGTCGTAAGTGGCGGTCTCAGGTCTAGGTGGTTGGCCGGGGTAGTCGGTGAGCGAGCGATCCGAGTCAGTCCGGCGGCCCGAAGGGTCGTCGGGTCGCCGGGGGGTCCGGGGGCCAGCGTGGCCCCCGGGGTGAGGTACTTCCGCGACGACCGGTAGGACGCCGCTCCTTGTCTCCTCCCTTGGTTCCTCTAGTGGTTCCTCTTGGTTCCTAGGGGGGACACCCGGTGTCCCCCTATCCGGACACCCGGTGTCCTCCTGAGGGGGACACCCGGTGTCCTCCTCAGGAGGACACCCGATGTCCCCCTGGGAATCCACGGTGCACTGACGCTTACCGATGGATCGGGGGGTGTTCAGGAGCGTCAGGCGATAGATGGCTTTCTTTCCCGAGCGCCCCGTCGACACCCTCTCGATCGCGCCCTCGCGCAACAGGTCCTCGATGGCGCGGCCGACCGTCCGGGTGGCGGTGTCTCGGCCGCCGGCCCGCTCGTTGCGCAGCACGGTGACGAGGGGGTCGCGGCCAGCGAAGTACGTGGCCGCCGGAACCTGGTCCTTGGCCTCGTCGAGGGCGCTCAGGGCCATCTTGACCGCCACCCGGAACGCCCGGTCGGGCAGGTGCGCCCAGCGGGCCAGGACGAGGGAGACGAGGCGTGCGCCCACGGGGACTCCTTGCGGCTCGGTTCGTGCGGGGTGGTGCGCGCGACCCCCGGGCCCGCGTACTGCCGGGTCCGGGGGTCGGGGGTGGGGCTGGTCAGCGTCGGCCGATCGGGATGGTGGCCAGGAAGTCGGCGACGTCGACGTGCTCGGGGCCTCGGCCGCAGCCGGTGGTGCGGAGGTGCCGGCGCTCGACGTCGACCAGGCGCTCGCGCTGGAAGGCGGCGACGAGGACGCCCTTGCCGCCGGGGCAGAGGCAGGTGGTGGGGTCGCGGTGGACCACCGTGGTGGTCGCGTCCAGGGTGCGGCGGGTGCGGGTACGGGTAGCCACGGCGGTCACTTCCTCTTCTTGCGGGGGGCGGGGCCTCGGGCTGCGGCCTCGTTGCCGCAGCTCGTGCAGGCGGTCGGGTACCAGTCGATGCGGCCGGCGCGGTACGGCGGACCGAACGGCTTGATGTAGCCGCCGCACGCCCGGCCGGCGGTGGGGTTGCGGCAGGTGCCGACGGGTTCGCCGCGGGCCCTGGCGTCTTCCCACGGGGCTGCGTTGATGCGGTGGGAGCCGTCGAGGCGGAAGCGGCGCCAGATGTCGGGGCCGTCCGTCCTGGGGATGAGCGGGGCCTGGTGGGTCACCGGGGCACCTGCCGTTCGTGGACGGCGCAGCCGGTGAGCAGGATGACGTCGCGCGGCCGTGGTTCGGGGCCCGGGCGGGTGCACAGGAGCCGGGTGCAGCCGCAGGTGAGGCGGTGGGCGGCGTCGATCGTGACCGGGGTGGTCACCGTGGTGCCGGTGGTGTCGTCCAGGGTCGCGGTGACCTGGCCGCCGGGCTGGTAGGGGGACTCCCGGCGCCACTGCTCGTACCGGGCCTTCGCCGCCTCGGTGGCGGGGACGCCCTTGCAGGAGTGGATGGCCTCCCACACCCACTTGCCGCAGAGGTCGCACTCGGTGCGGCCGTCGCCGGGGTCGGTGTGCGGGTGGTCGGCGGGTTGGCGGATCACCGGAGGACCCCCAGCCACCGGCCGGCCCGCCGCCACACGCTCGGCCGGGGTCGGGTCTCGGCAACGGCCTGGCGGATCCGCTCGGCGCGGCGCGCGGCCAGCTCGGTTCCGGCCAGGCGTCGGCCCTCCGCGATGTGCGGCCGGAGGGCCCGGGTGGCGGCGGCATGGGCTTCCTCGAGGGCCGGCCCGGCGAGGCTGCCGGGGGTGAGGTCGGCGGGCGGTCGCTCGGCACCGGGCACGTCGCGGAGCCACCAGGACGGATTGCCCGGCCGGGTGTCGGCGTAGGTGGCGTACCCGGGCCGTCCGGCGGCGATGCGGCGGAGCTGGTCGTCGTCCACGTCAGCCCTCCCGCCACCCGGTGACCGGGTGGTACGTCCAGGTCGCGCGGTGCTCGTCGCCGGCCCACTCCTGCACCTCGGTGGTGCGCTTCGGCGACCACTCGTACCGGTTGCCGGGGCGGGCGCGGAGCAGCCGCACGGCGGTCTGCGCGGCGGCGAGAGAGCCGTAGACGCCCAGGATTTCCAGGGATTCCTCCCAGTCCTGGACCGGGTCGACGGCGATGTAGGCGCGGGCGGAGTGCGGGGTCGCGGCCACGGGTCAGCCCTCCGCGATCCGGTCGCCGATGAGCAGCCGGTCGCCGAGGTCGTTGGCGGTTGCCTCGTACCTTCCGGCCGGGAGCCGGGTGGCGGGAGGCAGCTCGTCGGCCAGGTCCTGCACGAGGCAGATGACGGCCGGGCCGGTGGGGGTGGCCACCGTGCAGTCGGCCGGGTGGTCGATGCGCCAGGTTCCGTCGCCGACGACGACCAGGACGTGCCCGCCGGCGGACTGGTCGTCGTCGGGGACCGGCCGGGCCGTGCAGTAGCCGCCCGCACCGTGGCGGTGCTCCGGCGCGCTGGGCGTGCAGGGGCAGCCGGCCTTGTCGACGGCGCGGACGACGTTTTCGGCCGCCGTCCAGTACCGGCGCAGCTCGAAGTGGCCGACGGGCTCGGGGCCGGGCTGCTCCTGTTCGCGGTCGTCGGGCCAGCCGAGGGACTCCAGGGCGGCGAGCACGCGGGCCGGGTCGATCGGGGTGTCGGTCATCGTCCGGCCTCCGGCTGGTCGACCCGGTCGCCGATCCGGAGCTGGCCGTCGATGCTGTCGACCGTGACCGCGTACCGGCCGAGCGGTGCCGGCGGGTCGGTGAGGTTCTCGGCGGCGAGGTTCACGGCGCAGCCGAAGAGGTCGCCGTGCCGGCAGGCCAGTGGGTGCTTGATGGTCCACCCTTTGGGGCGGATGTCGATGATGTGGCGGGGGTCGTCGTCGGCGGCGAAAGCCAGCCGGCGTGCAGCCGGACCCCGTCGGCGGTGACCGGCAGCGCGGTGAGGGTCGTCGTCGGCGGCGGGGGCGAGTCGGCCGGCGGCGGCGAGGACGGCCACCACGGCGTCCGCGTAGTGGTTGAGGAGCTCGTCCTCGGTGCGGTCGCTCCACGCCTGTGCGGCGGCGGCTCGGACGGCGGCGCGGGCACGTTCGATGTCGGCTTCGGTGTACGGCAGGGTCATGGTCTGTTGGCCTTTCGGAGGAGCTCAGCGAGCAGCCGCGCCCGCAGCGAGCGGCTGCGCATGCGGCGGATGATGTGCGGCCAGGCGTAGCGGAGGAGGTGCCGGCGCACCCACGGGTCGGTCACGGCCCGGTCTGCCGGTAGCCGTGCCGGTGGAGGCTGCGCATTGCCCGCCGCTTCGTCCAGCCGGACCCGCAGCGGCGCAGGTGCGCGGGGAACGGGGTCGGTTCGGCGAGGTAGCCGTTGAACGCGCCCTTCACCTCCCGCCACTGGCCGGCGCGGGCCCGGCGGGCGACGTACCGCAGCGTCTGGGCCAGGCGGCGCAGCGCCCAGCCGAGCGCGCCGTAGCGGCGGGCCCGGCGCAGCATCAGCAGGTCGGCGAGCACCCCGACGGGGTAGATGTCGATCCGGTCAGCCATGGTGTTCCTCTTTCGGCAGGTCGGTGGGGGGCTGCCTCAGCGGCAGGCCACGGTTACGGCGCATCCGCTGGCTGATCTGCTGGCGGGTCGGCTCCAGCCAGCTGTGGTAGCCGACGCCGGGGTGCCAGCGGCAGGCGTGGCCGCGCTGCTCGGCGGTGCAGACCCGGCAGCCCAGCGGCGGCGTGTACGCCTGCCAGGCGCGGACGGTGTCGCCGTCGAGCCGGTAGTGGGCGGTGCCGGGCGGGTGGGGCCGGCGGTCACACCGCAGCCCGAGCACCGGGTTGGTCTCGACGCAGACCGGCTGTCCGGCCTCGGACAGGTCGTGGCAGACGCAGGCGCAGCCGATGGGGTCGTCGCAGCCGGGCAGCTTGGTGAGGCACTGCATGGTGATGTGTCCGGTGAGGCCGGACGATCCGTGCGGGCCGGTCACCGCTGCCTCCACCGGTCGGCCTGTGGGCAACGGACGAAGTGGGGCAGCCGCAGGTCCTTGCGGCCGAACGCCAGGTGCGGCTTGACGATTCGCGCCACCACCTGGCCCTTGTCGTTGGTGGACAGCGCGACGTTGCCGTTGGCTGCCGGCTCGGCGTCGACGGGCATGTCCCGCCCCCGCTCGGTGACCGCCCAGATGATCTGCGTCGGGCAGGACCGGCACTTCTCGATCGGGTACGCCGGGGTATTCATCGGCCGACCACCGGACCATCGGTCAGCGGGTGCCTCGGGTCGTCGCGGAACCCCCAGCACTCCGCGCACGTTGAGGACGTCAAGGGCCGGAACCGGTGCGGGATCTGCGTCGTCGCCAGCCGTCCGGAGGTGAGCGGCAGCGCCTGCTCCGCGATCCGCCGGTCGATGGCCGAGACCCCTCTCCGTCGTATCCGGGACCGGTAGTCGGCCGTGGACGTCGACGACGCCCGCCGGCACGGCTCGCAGGGGTGCTCGCCGGCGCGGCGGTGTCGGACGTAGCCGGCGCGCTCGCCGCACCGCCCGGTGTCGGTCGGTGCGGTGAGCTCGACGGCGGCGGTCACGTCGGCCTCCCGGCGAGCAGGGCCCGGACGGGGCCTTCGGGGTAGCGGCGGTGCCCGCCGGGGGTGCGGATGCTGGGCAGCTTCCCGGCCTTGGCCCACCGGGTGACGGTCTTCGGGTCGACGCGGAAGATCGCGGCGACCTCGGCGGGGGTGAGCAGCCGGTCAGCCACGGCGGGCCCCCTGCCGCTCCTCGATGACGGCACGCCACACCCCGTCAAGTCCTGCGTACTCCTCGGCGTGGAGGTCGCCGGGGGCCGCCTCGAAGCCGAGACCGATGGCCTGGTCGTAGGTGATCGGCGTCTGCCAGAAGTCCCCGACGACCTGGCCGAGGACGCATGACAGGGAGTCGTCGAGGTCGAGGACGTCGACGTCGATCCGGTCGGCCCAGCCGGGGTGGTGCTGGTCGAGCCAGGCCACCCCAGCGGTGACCCGGTCCTGGAGCTCGTCGACGGTCAGCGCGGTCACGACAGCTCCCGGGGCGTGATCACGGCGGTCCACTCCTGGGAGACCTTGGCCGGCTGTCCCAGGCCGGTCGGGTCCGGGTCGTTGGCGGCGGTCGCGGCTGCCAGGGCCAGGACGGCGTGCCCGACCCCGGCGATCAGCACCTCCAGCGACGGGGCGGTGTAGTCCCGCTCGCTCTCGGGTAGCGCGCCAGCGGCGAGCAGCCGTTCGGCCTCGCGGTAGTGATCAGGCCCGGTCACGCGGCACCGTCCCCGTCGGCCTCGGGGAGGAACGCCACCCCGGGCGCCCGGTCGGCCCGTTCCGCCTCGGCCGCCTTGCGCTCGGCCCGCTCGGCCATGAGCTCGTCGGCCGACGGCTCCGGCACCTGGCGGCCGTCGCCCGGCGCAACGTCGAACAGAGTCGGGTCGCCCTCCAGGCTCTTGCCCGTCCGGTCCTGGTACCGCTCGGCGAGGATCTCCCGCACCCGGTCCGACTGGACGCCGTCGACGGGCTCGATGTGCGTGATCTGAATGGTGGGGATCTCGACGCCCTCGTCGATCTCGTCGGTGACCCGCTTCACCTCGTACGCCACCACGGCGTACCTGGTGCCGCGCGGCTGCCCGACGAGAGCCTCGGTGATGTAGTCCAGCCCGTTGAACTCGCGCTGCGCGCGGGTGAGCTGGGCGGAGATCTTGACCGTCATGGGGTGGTGCTCTCCTCAGTGGTGGGGGTGGCCACGGCGGGCGCCGTAGCCGGATCGGGGGTGCCGGCCGACGCCGGTGGCCGGTGGACGACCAGCACGGTGACCGGGATCAGCGGGTGCTCGTGCTCGACGGGCACCGTGTATCTGGACCCGCAGCCCTCGGCGACGCACTGGCTGGCGTCGTAGCGCCAGAGGACGCGGGTCGCGGCGGTCACGCCGGCGATGACCGCCTCGTCGAGCTGCGCCTTGTGCCGCTGGCCCCGGGCGGTGGCCCGGCCCAGCTCGGTGCGCAGGTGCGCCACGGTGGCGCGCTCGCTGTCCAGCTCGCCGGCGAGGGCCTCGACGCGCCGCTCGGCGTCCTCGGCCCGGCCGGCGGTCCGCTGGTGGGCGGCCTGCTCGTCGACCAGGGCCTGACCGGTGTCGGCCAAGGCCTCGGCGAGCCTCTCCACTGCCCCGACCACGTCGGTTTCGTCGTCCACCTCGGTTAGGCCGAGGGCGGCGTGAATCCGCCCTAGCGCGTCGTGCTGCTCGTCGATGCGCTCGTACGCCTGGTCCCGCTGCACCTCCGCGCCCTGGCGCTCGCGGCGTTCGGCGGCCATGTCGGCCACCAGCCGGTCCACGCGGTCTACCAGGTCGGTGTCGGGGTCCGCGCCGAGCGACATGCGGATTCGGCCCAACTGCTGCTCGGCAGCGTTCAGCCGGCCGATGTTGGTTTGGCCCATCCGGTCGGCCGCGTCGAGCTGGTCCCGCCAGGAGAACGCCTCGTCGATGGTGGGGAGGACGTCGTCGTAGAAGGCCTGCATCCGCTCCAACGCCGCGTCCATCTGGAGCTGGGCGTCGATTCGGGCGATCTTCCGGGCGTGCTCCGGCGTGCCGGGGACGTCGGCGGGGTCGACCGCCGCCGGCTCGGGGTACGGCGGCAGCGTCGTCTCGTACAGGTCCAGCGCGATGGACTCCTGGGTCATCCCGGTCAGCTCGCGCCGCTCGGCGACCACGTCCTCGCACATGGCGTGGTCGTGCTCGCCGTCGTCCTCGCCGGCCGGGTACGCGCACGTCGGCTCGGCGATCTGGCTGGCGGCCTCGCCGGGAACCGGAGCGGGCGGCTTCTTCGCCGGCTCGTACTTGCCGCACGGGCAGCCGAGCTCCTTGCAGCCGACCTTGCCCCGCTTGTGCACCCACTGCCCGTGGCCGCACCAGCCGCACGGGCCCGCGTCGGGCAGCACGGCGGTCATACCGGCACCACCGGCCCGGCCTCGGTAGCCAAGGTCGGCCACGACACGTTGCCGAGCGCCCTCCGCTGGTGGGCCGTCATCCCGGTCACCAGCGGCTGCCCGTACGCGGTCAGGGCCAGCGACAGCAGCGCGACCGCGTCGGCCTGGTCGTGGCCGTCGATGTGGAGCAGCCGGCCGTACGTGGCGGTGACGGCCTCCAAGACCGCGGTCTTGGAGGCGTTGCCCTTGCCGGTGGCCCAGGTCTTCACCTCCGGCGGGTGCACGTCGCGGTAGGTGATGCCCTGGGCGTGGAGCCAGTGCTTCACCACGCCGTGGAGCTCGGCGAGGCGGAGGGTGGTCGCGCCCTTGCCGTCGAAGAGCGGTAGCCACTCGATGACCACCAGGTGCGGCCGGCACTTCACCGCGGCCGCGACGTCGCGCAGCACTGCGTTGACCCGGGTGTGGTCCATGTCGGTGGCGCCGTGCGCGGTCCGGGCGGTGTGGACGGTTCGGGCGAGCAGGCCGGGCTCGCCGTGGTGGTTGTGAGTGGCGGCTACCCCGGTGGCGGCGAGGGACAGGTCGAGGGCGACCATGCGCAGCGCGGTCACGACGGTCCGCCGGATCGCGCCATGTCGGCCAGCCGGCCGATCGCCAGCGACGCCACCCCGGCCAGGATCGATTCATAGTGCTCGACCCCACCCCGGGCCGTGACGACCTCCTGGATGACGGCGTCGATGCCCGCGAGCCACGCCCGCATCTCCCCGCCCGCCTTCGGGCCGGGGGTAGCGGCGCGGTCGGTGACGAGCCGGTCGAGGATGTCCCGCGCCTGGGCGTGTCCCCGGTCGACCAGGTGGTTCGGCACCCTGTCGGGGTTGATCCCGGTCACTCCCCGGCCTCCGACCGGCGCTGCCGGACCACCCGCGCGTACATCGCGCCGAGCTGCTCCGGCTCGCCCATTTCGTTGGTCACCAGCGCGCCCAACAGGTTGTGCTGCTGGAGCTCGCCGGACATCTGCTTGAGCCGGCCCAGGGACGTGCGCGGGTCGGCGATCTCGTCGCGGTAGTCGGCCGGCTTCGGCGCCGGGGCCGCCCCGCGCTCGTGGCTGCTCGCCTCCGCATCCAGCCGGGGATCCCGCGTCGGAATCGACAGCGCGGTGATTAGCAGGTTCCGGTACGCGACCGTGCAGGCCTTCGTCGTGGACTTGTCGCCGGAGTCGAACGCCTCACCGCACGACTGGGCGGGCATCTTGTCGCCCTTCGGCCCCCAGATCTCGTACGTCACGGTGACCGTGCACTCGCGCATCTTCGCGCCGCCGGAGGTGGTGATGTCTCGGTAGGACGGCTCGGTGCGGACGGGGATGACCATGGCACCGTGGCGACGCAGCGCGGGGCCGACGGCGTTGAGCACGCGGTCGACGCCCCGATAGTTGTACTTGGGGCCCCGGCCGCCGGTGCGGGCCGGGTCGTGCAGGTCGCCCTTGCCGACCGACTGAACGTCGGCCATGACCCGCGCCCACGCCACGTGCACGGGCACCTGGTCGACGTCGGCGATCGCGCCGGTGTACTCGATGTCGGGCAGCTCGTCGGCGGGGTCGGTGGGGGTGTGGCCGGTGCCGGGGGCGGCCGGGGCGGGCCAGTCGGCGGCGGGCGGGGCCTCGGCGGCCTCGGCGCGCTCTCGCAGGCTCACTCGAACTCTCCTGTCCTTCGCAGATCCGGCGCGAGCCGAACCTGGTGATGGGTCTTCTCGGCGACGCAGTCCGCGTACGCCTGCGGGTGCCGCTCGCGGAGCCGGTCCAGGTCCACCGACCGCTTGGTCACCGGGGCGAACTCGTACGCCAGCTCCCCGCCGAACGTGACGGTCCGCGCGCCGGCGGCCAGCCGGGCGAGGGTGGCCCGGGCCCGCTTCAGCCGGCGGTCCGCGGCGCCGGCGCGGGCGGACAGCTCGGCGTACTCCAGGACCTCCCCGACCTCGTCGAGGCTGATCTCCCCGACCCGGTCGGGGTGCATGAGCGCGTCCATCTCGATCAGCGCGGCGGCCTTGTTCAGGTCCCACTCGGGTTCGACGCCAGCGAGCAGGTTGCCCTCGCGGAACCGCTCGACCTCGCGGAGGATGTACCGCTCCATCCGCTCGTCGCGCTCGATGACGGTCATCTTCAGCTCGTTGCCGCCGAGCAAGACGGCGACGTGGACGTGGTCGTAGCCGGTGACGCGCATCTGCCACACGCCCTGGGCGAGGACGTCGTCCGGGACGTCGGACCGCCACCGTGATGCCTTGAAGGCACTACGGCACTTCACCTCCAGGGCGCAGCGCTTCTTCACACCGCGGTCCATGGGGCACTCCAGGACCTGCCGGTCGAGGGTGGCCATCTGCCACGGCTGCTCGTGGTGCGCGACGAGGCCCACGCGCTGGACGACGGACCGCTGCCGGCGGGCCCACTCCCGGGCGACCGGCTCCTCGAGGAGCCGACCCCACAGGGCGGCCTCGCCGGCGTCGTCGACCAGCTCGCCGCGCTTGTCGCGGTAGACGTGCACGGCGGTGTGCTTGTCGGCGACGCCGAGGATCGCGGCGACGTCGGATGAGCCGATGCCCTGGCGGCGGGCTGCGAGCCAGGTGTCTCGGTCGGCGTCGGCGGGCAGGAGCCGCACGGCGGTCGGGGTGACCCGCCGTGCGGCTGCTCCGGTGGTGCTGGTCGTCATCGGCCCGCCACGCAGGCCTCGGTGCACCGGTCGTGCATCTGGTCCCCAGCCGGGCACTGGCCGTTGTTGCAGTCGTCGCCGCAGCCGCCGGGCACGTACCCGTGGGGCAGCGCGTCCGGCCCGTGCTCGGGTCGGCCGGGCAGGGCGTCGACGGCGGCCGACAGTTCAGCCGGGGCCGGGCCGACCACCATGCCGGGGGTCGCGGTGATCGGTTCCCAGATGCCCATGAACTCCCAGGTGGTCTGGTCGCCGAACGGGGCGCGTCGCCAGCCGCCGGCGGGGTGCCGCGTCCACTTGTCGCCGTCGCGATCCCAGACGGCGGTGACCTCGGGGCCGGGTTCGGTGGTGAGGATCTGCGGGGTGGCGGCGGCCAGCTCGGCCTGGAGCCGGCGCACCTCGGCGAGCAGCGGCCGGACGTGCTGCACCAGGTGGCCGGCGGACCAGGCTTTCTCGCCGCCGGGACCGATCGCCTTGTCGTACCGCGCCAGCTCGGCCTCGATCGCGTCGAGGTTGACCCCGCTCACCGGGCACCAGCCGGCCCGGCCGGCTCCGGCTCGTTGACGGCGATCTCCGAGACGTGCACCAGGTAGCCGAGCCCGTCGACCTTGCCGTACAGAACCTCGTTGTCGGCCGGCAAGCCGGCGAACCCGCCCCGGGCCGCGTAGGTGAGCGCGGCGGGGTTGCCCTCGCAGACCATCCAGGACCGGCCGCCCGACACGTTGATCCACCAGTCCTCGACCTTGTATTCCTTGCCGCCGAGCTTTGCGACCTGGGCGCGGATGGTGACGGTCTGCCCGGCGAGCGGGCTGCGGGGCCGGATCACTCGGTCACCGCCTCGGCCAGCTCGGCAGCCAGGGCGTCGGCGATCCCCGGCTCGGCGAGGGTGCCGAGGCTGGCCAGCGGCGCGTCGAGGGCGTCGACCCAGGCGGGCGCTACCTCGGTCGGCGCGGTGGCGGCCACGGTCGGCAGCTCGGACGTGACGGCGGTCAGCGCCGGGGCCGGGTCGGGCGTGGGCTCCGTGCGGGCGGCGGGCGGGCGCAGCGCCCGCAGCGCGGCGCCCAGCTCGGTGATGGTGGCGGGCATCAGGACTCCTCGGATCGTTTGCGCAGGTACTGCTCGGCCTCGTCGCCGACCCCGTCGGCACCCAGCAGGGCGGTCTCCTGGTCGGGCGCGAGGAGGGGCCGGTCGGGCTGGAGGATCGCGGTGGCCACGGCGCGCTGGGCCGGGTCGTCGAGCGGCGCGAGCGGGCAGCCGGCCGGCTCGGTGGGGGCGACGATCACGGCGTGGGCGACGATCGCGCCGCTGATGAGCAGGGCGGCGGACAGCGGCGCCCACCACGGGACGGTGGCCACGGCGAGGACCACGGTCACGCTCATGCCGCGTCCGCCCGCGTGGCGGGCGGGACGGGCACCCCCGCACCCGTCCCGCCCTGCTGGGTGACCGCCCGGCGGGGCGGCCGGCCGGTGATGGACAGCCCGTCGACCCCGGGCGGCACCGGGGCGGGGGCCGGCTGGTCGTCCTCGCGGGAGTAGCCGAACCCGGTGGGGTCGCCAGCGGCCATGAGCTGCCGGGCGGCGAGCGCGCCCTGGAGCACGGCGGCGTGCATCTGGGCCTTGCCCGCGTTGAACGTGTACCCGCCGTAGGCGTCGGCCAGGGCGAGGTTGACGTCCTTCGCGCGGGCGATCTGGAGGTCGTCGAGCCCTTCGGCCTTCCACTTCTCGGTGAGCTCGGCGTTGATGCCGCGCCACCGGTTGGAGGCGTCGATCGCGGCGGCGGCGGCCTTGCGCATCGCGGTCTCGTGCATGGTCACCCAGGCGCGGGCGGCGTCGTCGAGCACGGCGATCACGCCCCGACCGGCGCAGGGTCGACCGCACCCCGGTACGACATCAGCGCTTCGTGGTCGGTCATCCGTTGCCGGCTGACGTAGAACACCTCGTAGGTGAGTCCGCCGAACGCCCGCTGGGTGTGGGCGCTGCCGTTGTCGGAGACCACCTCGGTGCCGAGCAGTTCGGCGGCGCGGGCCACCTCGGCCTGCCCGGCCGCGTCGTTGTCGAGCAGCACGGAGCGGCTGATCTCCGCCCTGGGCAGGGGCAGTGCGGGGTTGGCCTCCAGGGCGTCGGCCAGTTCCCGGAGGCCGGCGATCAGCGCGGCCCGCTCGTCGGCGCTCACCGGTCGCCCCCGGCCACCTCGGAGAGGCTCGCGCGGGTGTAGCCCGGACCGCCGTACGGCGCGCACCACGGGAAGTGGAGGCGGCCGCAGGCCGGGCAGCCATCGTCCTCGCTGGCGGCCTGGTCGGCCCCGGCCGGCGCCTCGTCGGTGGCGGCCGTCGGCCACTCCGACTCCGGCAGCTCCGCCATCCGGTCCAGCAGGCCCAGGGCGTCGAAGCTCCGCCAGTCGTACTGGTCGCACCACGCCCTGCCGAACACCTCGACCATCCGGGCCCGCGCCGTGGCGTACGTGCCGGTGATCCGCACGAACCGGCCGTCGTGCTGCTGGCCCGCGCCGAAGGTGAACAGCCACTCCTGCGTCGGCTCGGCCAGTGCGGTGGCCGTGATGGCCGAGGCCTCCGCCGTCACCCCGGCGGACACCGCCGGCGGCTGGTCCCCGCACGCCGGGCACGGCTCCGTCGGCTCGCCCGGCTGCTCGTGCCACGGATCCGGGCAGACGTCCAGGTCCGACGGACAGTGCAGGAAAAGCTTCACCTCCGCCAGGTCCCCGTCACCCAGATCCGTGATCAGGTTCCGGTTGACCCGCCCGCCCCCGCGCGTCTCCATGGGCGCGACACCGAGCGCGTCCGCCCACGCCCGCAGCTCCGTGGACGACCCGAGGCCGATGCTGATGTGCAACCCGGCCGCCGTGATCGGCAAGCGGTTCAGGTTCATCGCCCGCCGCACCATGTCGATGCCCCGGTCGACGACGTCCCGGCGGGCCGCCGCGACGGCACGCTCGACGTCGGCGGCCGACGCCAGCCGCACGTGGTGGGTGGTCTTCCACCGGGCGATCCACGGGCCGTTGCTGCGGCCGAGTCCGACGGGGTGGAGGGTGGCGGCGATGGACGGGATGCCGTCGCCGTCGCGGTAGTTGTAGCGTCCGACGACGCGGTGGACGCCGTCGCAGTTGAGGACGTGGTCGCCGTCCTCGATCGTGCTGGCGGGCTTGTACTCTTCGGTCATCGACCTTACTCCTTCGGGAATGCGGTGAGGTCGGTACGCGCGGGCCGCCTGGCAAGAGGCGGTCCGCGCCTTGCGTTGGTGTCAGGCCGCCTTGGCCTTGCTGGGGGTGGCCGGGCCGGCCGGCGGGGGAGCGGTCACCGGGCCCGCCGGCGGCCGGGGGCCGGTCGCCAGGGCGATCACGGGCGCCAGCTCGGCCGGGTACTCCTTGGTGGTGCCCAGCCAGGCGTCGATGTCGCGCAGGTCGTAGCGGGCGTGCCGGCCGACCCACGTGATCGGCAGGGTCCGGGCGGCGGTGGCCTCCTCGACCCAGCTCACGCGGACGCCGAGGAACCGGGCCAGGCCGTGCTTGTCGAGCAGCGGGTCCATCAGGCAGCCTCCCGCCCGAGTAGCTTCTCGACGGCCACCCCGAGGGTGGTGGCGATCCGGATGACCGCGTCGAGGCTGGGGTCCTGGCGGCCGGTGCGCCAGCGCCACAGGGTGGTCCGGTCGATGTCCACCAGGCGACCGCGCGAGGTCTCGTCCGTTGCGCCGCGCCGGGCGCATTCGACGTCGAAGACCTCGAAGTTGATGCGCAAGGGTGTTGCGTCCTTGGTCTCTCCTGTTGCGTTCACGCCACAGACGTTACGCCTGGCTGGGCGTGTTGCGCCACCGCCACAGCTTCATACGTTCGGCTGATTCTGTTCATGCGTCCGCACTACCTAGTGTTGCGACCATGCAACGTAAGCGGAGCATGGGAAACCGCGCCGACGAGCGCCAGTCCCGACGCGAGAAATGGGAGATGCGCGACCGCAACAGGCAAGGGCCGCAGCCCACTCGACCAGGGGGTAAGCGGAAATCCCTGCCCTACCGTGTGCGTGTGCGCAACACTCAGGCGGGTCAGGGCGCGGCTGGACAGAACACCTGGGCGGCCTACGCCAAGCAGGCGCGCGAGGCGGCCACGCCGCCGATCTCGCAATCCGAGCTGGCGCGGCGACTCGGCACCGACCGCACCACCGTGTGGCGGTGGGAGAAGGCCAAGCAGAAGCCGGAGAGCGCCGACATCGTCGTGCGCTTCGCCGACCTGGTCGGGGTGCCCCGCGATGAGGCGCTCGCCGCCGCCGGCCTCCACCCAGACATCGCCCCGCCGCCGGCGCCCACGCTCGACGACGAGGTCGAGCTGATCCTGTCGGCCGACATCGACGAGGACACCCGCCGCGCCGCCCTGGAGCAGCTCCACCGGATGCGGCTGCGGGACAAGGAACGGCGCATGGAGGACATCAGGTTCTTCCTGCGAGGTCGCCGCTGATGTGGATCGAGAAGAACGGGCCGACCTACCGCATCCGCGACCTGGTCGGCGGCAAGAAGGTGACCATCCGCGCCGGCTTCCCCACGAAGACGGCGGCGAGGAAGGCCATGACCCAGGCCGAAGCGGACGCCCTCCGGGGTGAGGCGCTCGTGCCGCGCGGCGGCCGGATCAGCCTGGGGGACTGGCTGGACAAGTGGTGGCCCTCGTACGCGGCCAGCCTGAAGCCGTCCAGCCGGATCAGCGCCGAGGGCATCATCCGCCGCTACATCCGACCCACCCTCGGGCACCTCGCCCTGGAGGACATCGCCCCGTCGACGGTGCAGCAGTGGGTGGCGCTGCTGCTCGCCGGCTGGGACGGTCAGCGGGCGCTGTCGGTGAAGACCGTCTACAACGCCCACGGCCTGCTCCACAAGGTGATGGGTGCGGCGGTGTTCGACCGGCTCATCCGCGCCAACCCCTGCGAGCGGACCGGCCTGCCCGAGCGGGTCCACCACGAGATGCGGTTCCTGACCGAGCCGGAAGCCGGCCGGCTGTTGGCCGCGATACCGGAGCACTGGCGGCCGATGGTGGCCACCCTGCTCGGCACCGGGCTGCGCTGGTCGGAGGCGGCCGGCCTACGCGTCGGCGCGGTCGACCTGCTCGGCGGGACGCTGCGCGTGGTCGAGACGATGCAGGAGTTGGCAGACACCGCCGAGCTGGTGTTCGTGCAGCCGAAGAGCCGGCTGTCCCGGCGGACGGTGCCGCTGCCGGCGTACGTCATCGACGCCCTGGTGCCGCTCGTCTCCGGCCGGGCCCGCGACGCTCTGGTGTTCCGGGCGGTGCAGGGCGGCCCGGTGCGCTACAGGGTGTTCCACCCGACGTGGGCGCGGGCGGTGAAGGAGGCCGGGCTGGACGGGCTGCGCATCCACGACCTGCGGCACACGCACGCCGCGTGGCTGATCTCCGCCGGGGTGCCGCTGACCGCGATCCAGCGGCGGCTCGGCCACGCCTCGATCGCGGTCACCAGCGACCGGTACGGGCACCTGATGCCCGAGGTCGACGAGGGGATCCTGCGTACCCTGAACAGCGCGCTGCCGCAGGTCGAGGTAGGGGAATCCGGTAGGGGAGAGGTAGGGGAATCCGGCTCGGATCAGCCCGGATCGAACCGGATCAGCTCCGACGTACCCGCACGTCGGGCGGGGTGA